ATGACGCGCCGCCTCGTTTCGATTGCCCTGCCGGTGTTTGCGGCCGTGTCCGCTTCGGCCTGCGCGCTGGCCGCGAACGTCGTTGCGCACCCCGATCCGCAAGCGCGCCAGCGCGTGGACCTGAGCGTGCGCGTCGAGGACGCGCCGGGCCCCTTCGAACGCATTGACGGTCATGCCGACTACCGGGTCGAGAACCCGGACTGCGTGCCGCTGACCGCCGTCACCGGCGCCACGGTGGTGCCGGAGCAACGCGCGCCCGTCTCATTCGAGCCCGCCGCCGATGGCGGCTATCGCGCCGAAATCCTCCTCGACCGATTCCGCGACGAGGACTATTACGGCCAAGGGGTATGTCGTTGGGCGCTGGTGGCCGTGACCGCCGATCTGCGCCACGGGCAGGTCGACTTCAGCCCTGCCATCTACCTGGCCGACATCGTCTCCGGGCGCGACGTGGTGAAGCACTTTTCGAACAGGTCGTACGCCAACGCCGGCACTGCACGCATCGATATCGGCGCCGACAGCGCCAGCGCGTTCAACGATCCGCGGGCGACGTTCCGCATCCGGCTGCAGGCCGCGACGCGCTAGGCGGCCGCGGGGCCGCGGGCGGACAGCGAGGGGCCGCCGGTTCAGCCCTGCGCTATGCCGTAGTGCCGATAGAACGCCGCGATCGGCGCCTCGGCCGCCAGCGCCCGCAGCGGAAAGCATGCCGCCAGATCGCGGACATCGCCCGCTCGCGCCCAGCCCGCCTCGAACTCCCGCACGGCTTGCGCTCTCAACGCGCCATCGCGACGCAGGAACTGTCCCCAGAGCGACACGTTGCGAAAGCGATCACCCGCAAGGCGCAGGCTGCCGACATAATCCGCCGGGAAACAGCGCCGGTAGGCCGGCAGGTTGTACAGCCATGACGTTCCCGCCACCCTCCTGGCTGCTGGCCGATCCCGCCGGATGGCATGAAACAGTGACCGCAATTCGTCGATTCTCAGCGGCAGGCGGCTGCCGCTCAGCGGCGATGCCGGCGCCGGCTCGGCATTGCGGAAATGCAGCCGCACGGTGGCGGCATCCTGCATGACGTAGGAAAAACAGCCAGAAACGGCGCCGGACGTGTCCACGCCCGGCCGGTCCGCGCCCAGCCGCAGGTAATGTCGATACGTCCAGTCGCCAATGTCCGGCGCAGCCACGAGCCCGTCGGCGTATTCCCGCCAGGCCGCATGACGGGCATCGAAGTCGCGACCCAGTCCAAACCGGATATAGACATTGGTGTAGTCCATCACGGCGCGCTCAAGGGAAATTCCCGCCAGGGCGCGCGCCGCCTGCGCAAAGCGCAGTTGCAGGTCAAAAAAGGCCTTGCCGTATTCCATCGCGAGCGATTCCGCCAACAAAACGGCCCGCGGTCAGGCGGCCGTTACTGTTCGATCAATTGCCGGCGGCGCGGCGCAGCCGGTCCAATTCGGCGCGGTTCAGGCGCTTGGCCTCGTCCTCGGCGTAATCGCGCTCGCCCGCTTCGTACTTGCCGTCATACAGGCAACTGCTGCGGCTCACCCGGCATTCGAGACTGACGCGCGACGAGTCGGGGCCGGATGACGACGCCGGCGCCGACCAGACATTCAGGGGAGAGGAGGAAGAACAGCCCGATGCGAGCCCGGCGAGCAACACCATCAATGCGCCGCGGCCAAGTGATTGAATCGACAACAATTTACCCTCGCTCGACAAGAAAAGCTTCAGGCCTCTTTATAACAAGCGAGACAAACGCGGTACAGGCGCGCGCTACAGGCTAGTGAGCCCGGCGCCCGGGCCGAGGCTTCGATCAGGATTGATCCACCATTTGATTATCAATCATTGGGTTATAAACCATTTGATTAATAAGGACATTCCAAAGGGAGAAAAATGAAAAAACCCCGAGACACAAACATGTCTCGGGGTCATGGCTCGGAGTCGTGGGACAGTGACGGCGTGGCGCCGGTCACGATCCGAATAGGGTTGGTGCGAAGGAGGGGACTCTCGAATCCAAGTTTGGCGCGGGTTTTGCCGATTTTTGGGGCCGATATGGGGCCGGCCCCAGCATGTCCCCTCACCCCGCCGACTCGAACGCGCACCCGTATACTCGAAGCGTAACCGATCATGCGGGAGCGCCCCATGTGTTCGCACTACCAGACCCTGAAGGACGCCGAGCTGCTGCTGAAAAAGTTCGGCGCGCCCAACAAGCCGGCAGGCGGCAAGTACGACATGTGGCCGCGTTACCCTGGCGTTTTCATTCGGCGGCCGGTCGAGCATGACGCCGGCGACGAGGCGGTGCCGGAGCGCGAGGCGGTCGTGGGCCGCTGGGGGCTAATCAGCGCCATGACGAAGGCGGACAGCCTGGACAAGGCCGGCAAGCTCTCCACGTTCAACGCACGCAGCGAGACGGCGGCCAAGTCCTTCACCTTCGGCAACGCCTGGCGCCGTGCCCAGCACTGCATCATCCCGGCCGACGCCATCTTCGAACCTGACTGGAGGTCGGGCGCCGCGGTGGCCACCCGTTTCACCCGGGCCGACGGCGCGCCGCTGGGCATCGCTGGCCTGTGGGATCGCTGGCGCGATGCCGCCGGCCAGGTGCAGGAGAGCTACACCATGCTCACCATCAACGCCGACCAGGATCCGCTGTTCCGGGACTACCACCAGGCCGGCAAGGAAAAGCGGATGGTCGTCATCCTGCCAGAGGGCGCCTACGGCGACTGGCTCACCGCGCCGGCAGATGCCACGCGGGATTTCCTGGTGCCCTTCCCGGCCGACCGGCTGGTGGCAACCCCTATGAAGTGACCCCGATTATTGCGGAATATACTGGATGCACAACCAGTGTTTTCCGCTATGCCGTTCCGTAAACCCCTGACCTTCGCCCAACTGCGCGCCATGCGCGAGCGCCAGCCCAACAACGCCGACGTGATCGCCCTGCTCTGGGAGGTCAAACGCCTGCGCTCGGTGCTGCTGCGCCTGCACCAAGTATCCGGCGACCTGAAGCGGCCGCCCAGCCTGATGGGCCAGATCTACGACGACCTGATCGCCGGACTGGCCGACGAGCCCTGTGTGATCGAGCGTGACCAGGACGTGGCCGAGCTGCTGGAAGATCCGCGCAAGCTACGCAAGGGCATGGGGCCGCGGTAGGTCGACCATGGACGACAACGGAATTCTGGAACAGGTGCCGGGCTCTTACGTGGCCCGGGCCGCCCTAACCCTGCCGCCAGCGGCCACCGCCGAGGACCGCGACTACACGGTCGAGATCGACGCGGGCCACGCCGGACCGGTGCGCATCACATTCCGGCGTCAGAAGGCCCGGCGCGCCAAGCATATGCATTGGTTCTGGCTGGCCCAGCGGGCGGACGCGGTCTAGGGCCTGGCACCGCGCAGCCCGCGGATGTAGCCCTGCAGGCCGTTCACCTGGTCGGCCCATCCTGCGGCTTCGGCAGCCAGGTCTCCATATTCCGCGTAGCACGCTGCAAAACCTCCGATCCAGTCGGGGCCGGCTTCATCAGGTCGGCGGCCGGCTCGGGGATTCGCGGGATCACGGCCGGCGGCGCGGAGCAGGCGGTCAAGGTCAGCACGGGCAGCAGCCAGGCCAGCTTTCGCAGCCTCGCGCGCCAGGACGGCACCACGGTATTGGGCATCAGCAAGATCTTTCTCCACTTGGTAGGCTTCGGTGATGGCGCGCTGCGCGGCTTCGGTGCGGGCGCGCTCCTTGGCAACGCCGGCGGCCTCCCGGTGCGCGCCGTACAGCACCACGCCCGCGCCCAGCACCATCACCACCGCGGCGCCGCCGATCCAGGGCAGCGCCATGCGCAGGAACGGGTTCACGGCTGCACCTGCGCGACGGCCTGGCGGTATAGATCCGGCCAGGTTTCCGGATGCGGCTTGCCCGGCCGCCAGGTGCGCAGGTACAGCGCCCAGCCGGCGTCCGCATCGCCGACCGGCGGCAGCGCCTTCGGGTCAGTCCACAGCAGCAGCCGCGCAACGCCGGCGGCCAGCACGTCGTCATACTCCAGCGCGGCGTAGATCGCGTCCGGGTCGCAAGCCACGCTGCGGGCCTTGCACAGCGCCGCCAAGTGTCCCTTGCTCGCCGCGTGCAGAAACACTCCCCACACGCCGCCGCGGCTCGCCCGCGTGCCCTTTTCGAATTGCCAGAAACCGCGGGCCGGGCCGCCTATCTGCCGCCGATGCACGAAGCGGCTTTCCTGCAGGCCGATTGCCAGCAGCATGACGCGCGCCGCCGGCGTGTCCATGGCGGCCGGCAGCAGCGCCAGCGCTGGGTTGATCGCTGTTTCGGTGATCGTCTTGAGGTCCATGAACGGCTCCAATAGGGATGAGCCATTCTGTGGCGCGGGCCGGGCGCTGATGGATTTTCGTCAACGCGCCAATCTGGCGGTAGAATCTGCGCAAATAATGATCAAGGAGCCGGTATGTTCAAGCAGATGGTGATGGCCGCCGCCCTGGCGCTCGTGGCTGCGGGCTGTGCCCAGCAGCAGGTGGGCCCGACCTATTCCGAATCCGATTTCGCGCGAGACCAGCAGGCCTCATATGATCGAACCCGCGATGGCGTGGCAAAGATGATCATCGATGGCGAAATCACCCCGAAACAGGGGGCTCAGCGCATGGCCACCTATGTCCGGACCGCATTCCCGCAGGACTACCAGATTCAAGACCTGTGGAATTACTCCGTTCTGGTGTTCTCGAAGCAGGAGAAAGGTGAGATTTCAGAAGATGAGGCGGGCTACCTCATCCAGAAAAAGGCGAACGAACACGAACAGAACTGGCAGGCTAAAAAGGCGCAGTACAACGCAGCAACGGCACAACCGAGCCAACCGAATATGGCCCCGTACATCTTCCTCCAGAGCATGGGAAATTCGTTCAGGAACGCCTACGGCCCTGTCGGCCCAGTGAACTGCACCACCACGTCTGTCGGCGGTGTGTACTCGACGAACTGCTATTGACGATGTCCGCCGACGAGATTTTCCGAATTGCCTGCACCGCCATAGGCATCGGCCTATGGTCGGTGGTCCTCAAGCTACTTGAGCAGCGAGCCGCCCGCAACGCCGCCAGCAATCGGCGCAAGCGGGAACAACGCGCGCAAGCCATTCATGACCTCGGGCGGAAGGTCGGCGCGTGGTGCGCCCGGCTGGGCCGAAAGCGCCCGGCCAGCGGCCATCTCGTTTTGCCAACCCCGGACCTGGTCGCGCAGAAGCCGCACACCCGGAATCCGGCCGACCGGGCCCGATAGCTCGGCCAGCAGGTTCATCGCCGCCGACGCCGTGTTGCTGTTGTTCACGGCTGCGCCAGCCGGCTGCGTGGTGATGAACTGCCCCACCCTCCCCACGCTCATCAGCCGCTGCACTTCCTCGGGGCTGAAAAACGTCTCCAGCTTGTCGCGCCCCATCCGTTGCAACGCGCTCATGTAGCGCGAGACGGCCATCGGCGTGTCCCCCGCTGCGTTCGGTCCGAAGGCTGCCTGGCGCAGATGCTCCGCGATCTGGGAGCGCACCTGTTGCACGGCTTGCGGCGAATTCTGCAGCACATCACGCAGCGACCGCAGTTCATTGGTGCTGCCACCCAGGATGAACTTGCGGACGAACGTGTCCGGGTCGGCTCCATCCAGCGCAGCCTTGAGGGCTGGCGTCTGCTCGATGGTGGCGAAGCGGTCACGCGCCAGCGCCCGAGCATCATCAAAGGCTTGCCGCGCAGCGGCGCCAATGCCGCCGGGGGCCGCGTCAGGAGCTGCGGAGGCAGCCGCGCCGCGCACCTCATTGTTGAAGGCGCCCAGCAACGGCTGGGCAGGCCCAGATGCTGCCGCAACTGCATCGTCGATGAGGGGCGTGCCGTTCAGGGCGTCCCGAACCACGCCCACCGCGCGCGCTTCAGCACGATTCCCCGCTCGTAATGCCGCGCGCTGCGCTTCGCTCAATACGCTGTCGAACTGCACCGCGTTGTTCACGTTCAAAGGGATCCGGCCGCTGGCCACGTCGTTCATCATCCCGCGCACGCCCTCGGGCAGGAACCGGCCCAGCATCTGCTCGTCCAGAACGCTGTTGGCGCGCTCGGCGAACATCGAGGTGTTCAGGTCGGCATAGCGCCCGTCTGCGCCCCGGGCGGCGCGGTATGCGGCGTTCACCGCGTCCTGTACCGGCTCGTCCGCCGCGCGCAGTTGGTTGATGAGGCCTAACCCCGCCTGGTACGAGCTATCGGCCCGGCCGGCACCCAACTGTTCGAACTGGCTGACGAGCTGCTGATTCTGGTCGGCGAACCTGCTGGCGAGTGGGTTCTGGCCTCCACCCAAGTCGACGCCCCGCAGGTTCCGCTCGCGCGCGAACTGCATGGGATCTCGAGTGATCTGCCCAAGCGTCGGCTGCATTCCCAGTTCTTCGAACTCGGCACGACGGAGCAGCGCCGCCGCATCGGGCTGGCGGCCGGCAGCCAACGATTCCGCCACCTGCTGGCGCACGCGCTGCAGAATCGACTCGGGTAGCTGGCTGGCATCCGCGCCGGCGACGTCCTGCGCCGCCTGACGCATGGCGGCATCGATCTGCGCCTGCGACGGGCCGCGCAAGCGCGCCAGCAGTGCCGAAGCCCGCTGCGCGATTGCCTCCGTCGCACGCGCCATCACCGGGGTAAGCACGGCACCGGCAGCGGCGCCGACAGCAGCCTGGCCCAGTTTCGTGCCCCCGAAGCTATCCTGCCGGTCCTTGTCGACTACGGGCTGCATCATGCTGCCGGCCGCACCGGCAGCCGCGCCGCGGGCTGCTAATTGCCCGAGAGAGCTGGCGCCGCCGATCATTCGCGCGATCGGAATGTTGGCAGGACTCGCCACATTGCCGACGCCACGCGCGATGTCCAAGCCATCTCGGCCGGCCAGTTCGCGGGATTCATCGTATTCGCGGTTTGCGGTGCGGATCTGCTTGTCCAGGTCACCGACTTGCTCATCCATGAACCGGCGGGCAGTCTCGCCGCCCAGTGCGTCCGGGATGATGCCCGTCGCGGCGCGCACGCCGCGCGCGAGAAGCTGCGCTCCGGCGTCCAATGGGTCACGCACGGCGCCCATGAACAAGGCACCACCGATGCCGCCGCGATCGGGCGAAGGGTTCGTATCCAACTGCTCGCGCATGGGGCCGACACGCGCAGGCGCCGCGCTGCCTCCATGACTCATTTCGAGGCGCAGAGCGCCATCCTCACCGCGACTTTCGGTAACGCCAGCTTGGCGCGGCTCATCAGCAAAGATGTCGGCAAACGGGTCCGACCTGGCCGCCGCGCCCGCGCTGGACGCAGGCACTGCGGCGGGCATGGCACTGCCAGCAGGAGCCGACGCGGCTTTCGGGGTATCCGCGAAGATATCGGCGAAGGGGTCCGCCGCCGGCAAAGTGCCGGCCTGGGCCGAAGGAAAGATCGCCGAGGCAGCCTTGTCCAGTACATTGGCCATGAAACCGGCAGACCGCTTGGGCTGCGCGTATGGACTGGACGGCAGGCTGGCCCACGTCCCGCCGGATTTCTTGATGGCCGTGTCGTAATCGCCAGCCAGCACCGCCGGCAGCGCGCCATTGCGCCGCAGCAGTTCGACGGCGCCGATATCCTGGCTCTCCGGGCCGAAATCGGGCAGATTCAGCGATTTGGCCAGGTCGTCCCAGGTGCTTTGCAGGAACTGGTAGCGGCCGGCGGCGCTGGTCTTGTTCGGCGTGCCGTCCGTCTGCGTGAAGTCGTGCAACTGCCGGGGATGGTCGGCAAGCGATTCCAGCTTGCCGCCACCGAATGCGGTGTTGTAGCCGTGCGTGTCCGTGCCCTCCGCGCTCCCGATGGCATCCAAGAAGCGGCGGACGCGCGGGTCTTTCGCCATGCCGGAAAGTTCTTCAATCGTCGCCATGTCAGTCGCCGAATAGGGGGTTACGCTCGGACCAGGCCGTCAAGCGCTCGAAGAAGCCGTCGTCCAGCCGGCCGTTGTTGCGCTGCTTGTAGGCGTTGGCCATTTCAGCCACTCGCTGATCACGCTGCGCCAGCTTCCGGAAAGACTCGATGATCTGACGCCGGCCCTCCGCTGATTGCGTGAGCTGTGGCGCGGTAGCCTGCAAGAACGCCAGATCGCGGTCTGACAGGGCGCCGGGCATCTGGTTGGTGCCGCCGGCGTTCTTCAATTTCAGCGCGAACTCGTTGAAAAGCGCCTCCGCGGCCTGCTTGTCGCCCAGCTTCGTGTCGATGGGAATACCCAGCGAATTGCCAATGGACGCTGCCGTCATTGCCATGCCCGTGAGTCGGCCGCCCTCGTAGTCGCCCACCAGCCGCTCCATCAGATCCAGCTTGCCCAGCGTCGACGGTGCCTGCATACCGGCCTTGCGGATGGTGTTTTCCGCGTCGACCAGGTCCTTCGCCTTGCCCTCGTCGTAGGCCTTATTGAAGGCCGTGTTCGATTGAGGCAGCGGCGCACCGCCCGGCCCGGTAACGGGAGACGCCGTATTGTCGGCCAAGTTCACCACCACGCCGCGCGTCGAGTCGAATTTCCGGCCGGCATCGCGGGCCTGTGCGGCCTTCAGCGCCGCACTGGCCGCGGCGTTCTGGCCGAACAGCGCCGCCATGGCCGGATTGGCCGCACCTATGGCCCCGGTTCCCTTGTCCAGAACCATCCCGGTGTCCGCGATGTTGGCGAATGGCTCATAGGTCTTGCCCTCCACCACCGACGTGCCCAAGTTGATCTTGTCGCGGTCGGTTCCCGGGTCGCCCATATTCGCCAGCACCTGGCGGCGGTATCCAAGCTGCTGCAACGACTTGGCGCCGCCGGCGAGGTTGCTCACATCGGCTCCGGTACCAAAAAGCACGCCCAGGCCGGGCGCGATGGCGTTGAGCTGGGCCGCGACTTGCGGGTCATTCAACTGCTGGATCTTTCGCGCATCCAGAGCCGCGTCTTGGCCGGCCTTGGCTGCCTGCGCAGCCATCAGTCCAGTTTGAAGTTGCGCCGTGTCGCGCGCGTTGCCACCCAGAGCGAGAGCCTTGACCGCGGCGCTCAGACCCGGAAGAACGCCTTGTGCGAAGTTGTCATTCAAGCCAGCCATATCAATTACCTCAAGGGCAACCAGTTTCCAGACAGTCCATCAGCGCTGCCAGACCAGGCACTCGCGCCCTTGGCAGCGCCGCCGGCACCAGCCAGACCGCTCATCATCCCCGCCGCGCCGCCAGCTTGCAGCAGGCCGCCCAGCAGCATCGTGCCGCCGTTCGGCTGACCCGCGCGACTGATCCCGACCTGGGCGGCAGCGTTGCTGCCCTGCGAGAAGCTCTTGAGCCGGTCGATCAGCTGGCCCGTCTCGGCCATGTCCAGGGCCTCGTTCTGGCGCAGCCGGCCCGCGCCGGTGATCTTGCCCAGGATGCCCGCCAGCGCGTTGGCGCTGCGCAGCTGCTCGGCCTGCGACTTGGCGCGCCCGGCCGTATAGTCGGCGGACAGGTTGCCCTGAACGGCCGACTGCTCCTGCATCGCCGGCGCGGCCTGCTCGACCGGCTGGATCATCTGCTGGGTCGCTTCCTGCTCCAGCTGCTTTTGCTTGTCCTCGCGCACCTCCGGGGCAAACTCTTTGGCCCGGTCCAGGGCGGCCTGCTCGGCTTCACGCTGGAAGCCCTGCTGGCGCATGAGGTTTTCCTGGATCAGCCGCTGCTGGTTGCGGCGCGCGCTTTCTGCGGCCTGCTGCTGCACGGCTGCACCGGCGATCATCGAGATCAGGCCGGCAATCGCTAACGGTCCCATGGCTGCTCCTTACGTGCCCTGATAGCTGTTGCGCGGGTTGCTGCTGGTTCCCGGCTGCCATTGCTGGTACGGAGCCGCGCCGGCGCGGGCGCCCTGCTGCTGCTGGCCGTACAGGTAGGCCTGCGCCAAATCGCCGAACAGGTTGCCGACCGTGGCGCCGCTGCGCGCGGATGCGGCGTTCGCCGAGTTCGCGTCCAACTGGGACAGCGCCATCTGGGCGGCCTGGCCAGTGTCGATGCCGGATTGCGCCATGGAGATCAGATTCTGCCGGCTGCGCTCGTCGGCCGTCTGCAGGTCCGCCGCGGCCTGGTCACCGATGCCGGCCGCCTTGATGAGCCCTTCATTGGTTCGGCGCTGCAGCTCGGCGTTGCTGTCGATGTCGGCCGAGCCACCAGACAGGCCGGCACGGGCCAAGCCGAAACGGTTGGCGCGCTCTGCTTCCAGGAACTGGCGGTCGACGTCGCGGCGGTTCAGGTCGGTCACGGCCTTGCGTTGCTGGTCATAGAGCGCAGACCGGCCAGCGCCCGGTACGTTCTGGGTGCCCGTAAACAGCTGCCCGCTGCGCAACAGATTGTCGACGGCACTCTGGTCTGTGACTTCGCGGTTGCGCCATTCCCAGTCCGGTGACGCGCTATCGGACGTGGCCAAGCCGGTGGAAACAGCCTCGCGGACTGTCTTCGTCGGCGGTTTGTAGACCGACCCGTCCGCCAAATAGTAGGTCTTGGACGGATCGTAGGTCGTTGCAGCGTTCACCCCTTGGATGCTCCCGCCATTGAAAATCCGGTTGATCGCGTCCACCGCGGACTGCACGCGGGCCTGGCGCTGCTGTTCCATCTTCTGGGCGCCGCCGTCACCACCGCCACCACCTGACATGTCAATCTCCTAAATTCGCGCGCACGACGTTGTACGCCTTGCCAAACCCGTAACGCTGTAACAGCCGGCTCATCCCCTCACCGCACCGCGCCTCGACGATGTCGGCACCAGCGAGCCTGCAAAAATCCTTGAACTTGCCGAACAGATCCGCAGCAATGTCGTCCAGGCGTTCCCCGGCCAGGGCGATGATGTTCACCGCCAGAACATCCGGGTAGTTGATGAATTCGAACGCCATAGCGCCGATCAGCAGACCGCTCTCATCCTCGATCCGGCCGATGTGGGCGGCACCGCGCTGCGCCAGGTCCAGCAGCTGCGCGGGCCGGTACTCCGGCACCACGGGCAACCGTTCGAAGATCGGCAGCAACTGGGGGAATTCTGCCTCCAGCGCCTCGTTGCCTTGGATAAAGGTCAATTTCACACGGCCCCCAGCGATTCGAAATAGAGCGTCACCGCATCCAGGCGGAACGGCTTGCTGGAAAGGTTGCGGAAGATCAGCGAGAACTCGGTGCCGCTGCACTCGACCGGAATCACGCCGTCGGGCCGCGTGTTGCCGCGCACGCGCACGGGCGGCGTGTAGGCGTCGGGGTTGCGCACGTCGAACGCCACCGAGAAGGTGCATTCGCCTTCCATCACGATGTCCGCGCCCAGGATGCGCTTCATCTGGCCCGGCGCCTTGAGATCCATATACGGCAGCTGCAGCAGCACCTCGAACGGCGTCCCGGCGTCGTCGTGGGCGTCCGCGGTGAACCGGTAGATATCGTCCCCATTTCGGAAATACAGCTCGCCATTCAGCTCGGCGAACGCGTCAACGCGGAAAGGGATGTAGTAGCGCGACCAGGCCGCAATCTTGGCCGTTCGCGACACCGAGTAGACATAAAGGATGCTGCCAATCACGCAGATGTACTGGCCGGTGCCGTAGTGGAAAAAGGCCTTGGGCACCGCGCTCGACTGCCGAATATCGGGCACCACCAAGGAGTCGATCGGGCTGCCGACATCGACGTCGGCCAGGTTGTCGGTGTACTGGAGCGTGGTGATCGATCGGAAGCCGAAATCGGCCAAAAAATACAGGTCGCCGGAGACATTGCGCACGGTTCGGGCGTAGCTGGTGCCGACGTTCTCCACGCGGTCCACCAGCTTCATGGTGGTCGGATCGACGTTCTGCACCTCCCAGATCTGCGCGCCGTCGCGGGCGAACACGGCCAGGTTTGCCTGGTACAGGCCCAGCGCATTGGCGTTTCGGTCGCCGCTGAATTGCAGACCGGTGGGCAGGAAGCCGGCGTCGTTGGAAGCCGTCCAGTCCCGGGGCTTGTTCGCCGCGCAATACCTGACCGTGGAACCGTCGGCGCCGGCGGCAAAGATCCGCGACGCGGTCTTGATCACTGGCTTGCTGTGCGGACAATTCGCGTCCGTGACCGCCGTCGTGGCCGTGCCATCCAGGTAGTGGTGCTTGACAGTGCCGTCCTGGTATTCCACCGAGGCGTAGATGAACGCGTTGAACACGTCGGCGAACCAGACATCCTTCGCGGGCCGCTCGCCGTCGGGATGGGCAACCTTGTTAGCCTTGAAGCGGACGTCGGCATGGGTCACGGTTCCCTGGCCGTAGAAGGTATTGAGCTTGCCCAGGCCGGCGAACAGCCCGACAGTGCCGGGCTCCAGCGTTGTGACCTTCACCAGGCCCGGCCGCTTCTGCGTGGCCAGGCCTGTCGTCACATAGGCGTTTTTCATCTCCAGCAGCCGGTTGGCGTCCGAGACGCTGGCGCCCTTGCGCCGGTCGATGCCCAAGTCGAACTTGTCGAACGTGATTGAGCGTGCGGCCATCTATCGCCCCAGGATGAAGCCGCCGTCGGCCGTGCGCACGACCTGCGGCGCGCATTCCTCCGGCGTGCCAGCGATATAACGCCGGTTCTCATGCTGGTCGGACTTGAACTTCGCCAGCATCTGGTTGAAGGTCTGCCCGGCCACCTGCGCGTCAGGATGCCGGTAGTGCGCCTTGGCGTTCGACAGCGCATACAGGAAGACCAAGCGCCCCGGCACGCTCGGGCGGTCCGCGTCCTGCTCGAACCGCCCCATGGACTGCGTGTACTCGACGATGATGTCGTACTGGCCGCCCGGGATGGGCCACAGCTCCATCTGGCCGTTCAGCGTGTCGTACCGTTCGGGCACATCCCGCATGTCCGTGAGCTCGCGCTGACGTTCGGTGATGCCCTGGATAAGCTGCTCGCGCCAAGAATCCCCCCGCACCACCCAGACCGACAAAACGCGCGAAGGGTCGATGTCTTCGTCTTCGTCGTCGTTGTGCCAGTCGTATCGCCACGACCCGGCCGAGGTCTTGATCACGCACTTCTTGCGCATGACCGATACATCGACCTGGGACAGGATGAATTCGTGCGCCTCCAGTAGGAAATCGTTCAGGACATCCCGGTTGTTGTCTGCGGCCGGCCCCTGTACGGCAAAGCCCAGACGGGCGCGCAGGCGGCGGCGGAGTTCGCCCAGCGTGCGGTAGTGGTCGGAGATCGTGGTCATGACGTGCTCAAGGTGAGGACGACCTGGCTGCCAACCTGCGACAGCGTGGCCGTGAGAGTTGTCTTGCCGGTCAGCGTGACGGTCTTGGCGGTCGTGTCTACGGACGCCAGCTTGCCGGCGGCGGAGCCAGCCGGGTCGAACAGGGTGCCGATGTCGGCGCCGCTGGCCAGCTTGACGCCTGTGTTGGTCGCGCCCGTGCCATTGGTGACCACGGTGGCCAGCTGCAGCGACTGCAAGGTCGGTGTGTTCTGCCCATCGTCAAGGCGCAGACGGGAGTTGTCCGGGATCAGGCGGAACTGATAGCCGGTGAAGACGACCTGCGGCGCGGCGATGCTCAGCGCGCCAGAGAACGATTGCGCCGACAGCGCACCCTGCAGCGATTGGTCGGTCGTGGCATCGTTGCGGATGACTTTGGAGTAGTCGACGACGCCCGGATTGCCCTGGATACCCTGAATGCCTTGGATGCCTTGGATACCTTGGATGCCGCGCAGGCCCTGCAGCCCCCGGATGCCCTGTACACCCTGGATACCCTGGATGCCCTGCTCTCCCTTGCCGAACACGAAGCCGGCGGACCAGTCGCCAGGCGTCGTCGAGAGCTTGAACGACAATAGCCCGGTGTCTATGGCCAGGAACGAGAAGCCCTTGCCCTGGGCGTCGTAGAGCACGCGATTGGCGGCGATGTCTCGCGCGTCAGCGTTGAACGAGGCGCCGACCGGGCCTTGCGTGCCCTGCACGCCTTGCACCCCTTGGATACCCTGGACGCCTTGATCCCCCTGCGGCCCGGGCCGCGACAGGTTCGCCTGTGCATCGGGAGTCAACTGTTCAACGCCAACCGTGGCCGCCTTAAGCGTGCCGTCATCGGCCTGCAACAGCGCCTGATTGGCGCGCAGCGCGTTGACGCTCATGGCAACGTCGTCGAACTCACGGTTCAGCGCGCCGTGATCCGTGCGGTCCGGGTTGTTGTCGAGGAAGTTCTTATGGCGGGTGTATTCCGGAGCTTGGCTCATGACTGATCACCCCCGCCCAGCTTGAAGCTGATGAAGCGGCGGGCAGCCAGCTCCAGTATCTGCTCGCCCAGAATGCCCAGCGCCGCGCCGGCACCGCACAGTACCGGCATCGGCGCATCCGGGAATGGAATCAGCAGCATGCCGGCCACAGTAGCCAACGCACTACCAAGGATCACCCGGCCGACGACGACACGCCAGGACAGCGGCTCCTTGTTCGTGAGCGCGCGGCCCACAGCAACGAGGGCGCCGATGCCTGCCAGATATGCGATGGTCTTTTCCCAGTCGTTCATGCCGGTGTCTCCTGGTTGGTGGCCGGCGCCAGTAGCGCGTCGCGCCGGTCGGCCTGGAGCAAGCCTTTGTTGATATACAGGTCGATTCCCGCCGCGGTTTGCGGGTCCGTCACATCAATGAACTGTGCGGCGAGAAATTCGTCGTAGATGAGGCCGACGTGCATATCAGTAAAGCTCGCCGCACGGATCGCCATTTGCTCATCAAGACTGAACCTCTGGCGGAACTCCCGCACACTGAAGATCGTGCGCGGCACCGCCGGGATCTCCGGCTCGGGATCTGGCTGGGGCGGAAGCGCGATGCTGAAACCGCCTTCAATAGAAACCACTTTTCCCTCCAGCATGCCCGCAAGCGCGGCTGCGTACTGGTCATTGGTTATCTCGATACCGCCGGGGATCGGATCATGGCTGATCTGGCCAGTTGCGGCGTAGGGCATCACAGAATCCTCATGTAAAGATCAACGCCAATGCTGCGCGGCGCGGTTTCATTCCCGGATCGGGTGGTAGAGCCAGCGAGCGACTCAGCCCCTTTCACGATCAAGCTCAAAGGGCTGGACCCATCAACCGTGTACATGCTCCCGCCCGTGGCGACGGACGATCGGCCGGTAACATTGATCTTGTGCCCATGCTCCAGGAACGTGTCGTCCGCGAGCGCGCCGGACGTGCCCGGGCGCAAAAAGCGCCGTTCCGTATTGATCAAGCGAACCGTCTGTCCATTCATCGGGCTCCCGGCCAGCGAGATCACAGCAGTCGCGTTGACCAACGGGGCGCTCCCGGAAACAGACTCACCCGTCAGCACTCCCGTGTTGTATGCATCTGACGCCGTGAGCTTGATATAGCGAAAGGTCGGATTGTCCACCGGCGGAATGTCTACGCCGGTTAGGTGGGTCCAAATCTTGACGATCTCACCAATGCCACGCGTGCCCCATTTCTGCACATTGCCCGCCAACTGTGCGTAGTGCTTGGCCGAGTACTCCGCACCCTCCACCGGCCCGTCGGTCTTCGAAGCCCAACTTTCAGCTTTGGTTCGGGCATCGATGGCGGCGGCAGCATCAGCCGAGGCCGCTGCCGCGCTACTTTGGGCATCGGCCTTGGACGCCAGCGCTGAAGCGGCTGCGTCGGATGCAGTCGTGGCGCTGGCCTCCGCAGATGCTCCAGACTCCCCCGCATCGACTGCCGAGGCCGCCGCCGCCGTAGCGGCGCTACTGGCGGCGGCGGCGGCAGAACTGGCCGACGAATTGGATGCTGCAGCAGCTGAGGCAGAACCAGCCGCAGCAGCTTGACTCGCGCTGGCTGCGGCCGCGCTGGCCTGGGCGTTCGATGATGCAACCTGCGCGGCACTCTGAGCGCTTGCAGCCGTCACCGACGCATCGACAGACACCTGGGCAGCGTTATTTGCCTCCACAGCCGCCTGCTGCGCCTCCAGCACGCTGTCGTTGATGTTGCCCGAGAACTCGGCGTAAAGCTCGTCCTTGAGCGACTGGGCCAGAGAGTCCTTCGTTACGATGCCGTCGCGCAGCCCGCCGTCGTCACGCTGGATCAGGGCCAAATTGGTCCGGATGCCGTTCACCGACGCCGAAACGGCATCCAGTTCCGTGTTGATGGCCTGGTTGTCGGTCTGGTCCGGATAGTCGGCGCCGAAATCCTTGGTCCGGTTGTAGGCGGGGGGCTGCGCCATGGCTGCTTACTCCTGCGGCGCGCCGTCGCCGGCGGCCGGAGCAGCTGCACCCGATCGACCGCCACGCGCGGCCTTGCCGTCGCCGGCGGCCGGAGCAGCCTTCGAATCCGCGGCGGCCTTCTTCAGCGCTTCCAGCAGCCGGCCGCTTTCCTCGTCGCCGAATACCTTTTCGACGAGTTCGGGGCCGTATTTCGCCACCAGGCGGTTCTGCTCGATGTCAGGGTCGATGTCACGCTGGGCGACGACCTCGGCGCCCGTGACGTTCTCCTTGCCGTAGATGCTGCGCAGCAGGCCAGCCTCGTGCAGGGCGACGGTGGTTTGCGTCGTGGTCTGGGCGTCTCGGCGCACCAGAACCGCGATGACGTTGATCTTCAGGGTTTGGGACATGGTTTCCTCTGCTATGGGGAAGTGGCCCGGGCGGCCATGCAACAACCGCCCGGTGGCCGGTTAGGCGATCGCGAAGACCGCGTGGGCGTTGCGGCGGGCCGTGGACAGCACCACGCGCAGCTTGACCATCAGGTACAAGGCCAGGATGTCGTGCGGGCGCGTGGGCTGCACGATATCCATGCCGTCGTTGCGATAGGTCAGATGGCGGGTGTTGATCATGTAGCAGCGCTTTTCCCAGGGCACCGTGGGCGTATCCAGCGCGTCCAGCTCGCTGAAGGTCGGATCCCACAGGATCTCGGCGCCCTTGAAGTACAGCCCGGTGCTGACGCCCGTGCCCACGCCCACGTCCACCTTCTTGGCGCTGCCCGATTCGGCGTTGTTGGTGATGGTCAGCTCCTTCCGGTAGGCGTCGATGAAATCGCTGCCGGCCAGGTAGAAGTCCGGCGTGCCGCCGTTGCGGATGCACGCTCGATGACCGCCTTCCATAGCCTCGGCCAGGTTGCCCTTCGTGGCCGTGCTGATGCCCGTCTGAGCAAAGTTCCGCCAGTAGGTCTGGGTGGCCGCATCGATGCCGCCCACGGTGCCGACAGCCGGCGTCGTGGAGATCAAGGCGTCCAGGCCCGGGACGGCGTCGGCCGAACTGGTGCCGTCGCGGTGCAGGTCGATGTCCAGCTTTTCTTCGAAGCCCAGGCGTAGGGAGGTGTTCTGCTCGTTCAGCAGGTTCACCAGCTGGACCTTCTCGTTCTGCTCCAGCTTGTAGGCGCCGCGGTCGCCTTCGCGAACCTCGATGCCGTTGCCGTACAGGCGGTCATAGTCCAGATACAGCGCGTCCACGCAGCGCTTCCAGGGGAAGGCGGCCGGCTCGGTGGTGTTGCGCTTGTTGAAGACCACCGGCGCCTCGCCGTAGGCCCACCCGAAATTCGAGCCATAGCCCTTGCGGACGTTTTCCACCACGTTCAAGCGGGCGCCGAGGAAGCGCTTTTGCTTGGCCATGAGGCGCTTGAGCAGCGGGTGTTCGGTGCCGATGTTGTCGACCGGTTCGTTTCGCAGATACTCGTCCAGGGAAACCTTGGACAGTTCCGCCAGATCAGCGGGAGAAATGGGCATTTGTCGCTCCAAGAATGAAAGTTGCAAAAAGCCAACTTCCACACCGGCCCAGGACGCCAAACTGGTATTCCTGCCCTCTCCTGCCGCGCGCGATTCTCGGCTTACTGCGTCTTGAAGGGACTGGTGGCGCTACCGGACGCGACCCCGGCGATACAGCGACAAATTCGGTATGAGGGTATTGCAGGAGACGGGCCCGACCGGGCTGGTTGCGCGTGCCAGCTAACGCGATTCCGGCCGGGCCGTCTTACCCCACAGCACCCATGGCACTGCCAGTATGCGATCTACCGGCTTTGGTCAAGGATTTTTGTCGTTTCCGCCTTCCGTCACAGACCCATGTTGTCGATCAGGCTCATGATCCGCTCTTCCGGCTGCTGGGAAGCAGCGGTCACCGGCCGGCCGAGCGATGCCGCACGACTACTGATCGGCGCTGGGCCAGCACGCCGCGGCTGGGCCACCTGCACGTTGTCGTAGAGCATACGAATGGCGGCCGGCCACTGCTGCGGCTGGTAGGTGGTCGCGAATTCCTGGAGCTTGCGCGGATCAGAGAAATACGTCTCCAGCGCCTTCATGCGGGCCGGGTGGTCAATCTCATGCGCCCGGGTCTGGACATAGCTCTCCAGCGACTGCTGCGCCTTGGCGACGGCCTGATGAAACTGCGCAGTCTCCATTTCGACCTGCTGGACCTGTTGGCGCTGCGCCTGGATGGTCTGCTGCTCGCGACGCATCCTCGCCACCTCGAGCGCGGTCTCGCGGGGTATAGCCATGTTCTGCACCTGCTGCGCCAGATCGGGGAAGTCCGAGAGTGCGTCCACGCCCGGCGCATCCTGGCCCAGCCGCCGATACAGGTCGGCCCGCGTCTGCTCCAGCATCTGGGCTGCCTGCTGCAGGTCGCGCGGATCGTTGGAGTTGGCCAGGCGCGAGAATTCGATGTGCTGGCTGAACGTCTCGGCCGTCATGCCCGCGGCGTGCACCAACTCGCGCACGGCCGCCACCTCGCCCTCTGCCTCCTTGCGCGCCTCGATGATCTGCTGCACGCGCGCGCGGCCTCGCTCGGACTTTATGCCCGCGAGCAGTTCCGCGTCTTCTTGGTCGGGAGATGGCGGTGCCGCAGGCTTGGCCGTGGCGGCCGGGGCTGCGCTCGCCGCGACTGCCGGCGGTTGAATTGGCGCGGCTCCGGGCGTGGCCGGTGCGGCGTCGGTAGCGACGAAACGCCCGAGCGTGTCACGCTGACGCTGTTGTTGCTCGGCCTCGCCGCCAGCGCTCAGCGAGTCCAGCAGCGCTTCGGTGGCCGAGCCTACGGCCGCGCCGTCCGGGCCGTCGCCGCCCGGCGCGGGCGTGCCGCCGGTGTCCGGGGTTTGCAGGTCCTGGCCTTGGGTGTCGAGTTCTTCGGGGTCCATATGCTCTCCTACTGGGCTACTGCGGGGATTGCGGGCGCCTGACCAGGCGCGCCGGGAATAGCGCCACCCTGTTGGATGGCGGCCATGGGATCGTTGGCGGACTGCTGGCCGTCGGGGGCAACAGCGCCCAGCATGCCGGGCGAGGATTGAGGCGGAGCGGCGGGCGCCGCGGGCGCGCTCGGCTTCGGCAAGAACTGGTCCACGTCGATACGGTCGTCGAACCGCTTGAGCGTCTCCCGCAGGAGCGCCTCCAGTGGGGAGTAATCGATCCCTTGCGCGGCGCACTGCATGATCTGCGTGATCAGCTGCTGCACGACGGGGAACGCCCTGGTCCAGATCTCCTGCGACTGGGCCTTGTCAGGCGCGCCGGTCGTGCCCGGAATGATGTTGATCTCGACCATGTCGAAGATCTGATCCCGATTCAACTGCGGCCAGTCGTAGGCCGGCTTCACCACAGGCATGGGTTCGCCCGTCATCGGATCAATCGTTTCCTCGGTATCGTTGGGTCCGGTGTAGCGCTCGACCTGCGCCGGCGTGAGCTCCTGCAGAAGGATCTGGGCGGCGTACTCGTCCATTTCCAGCAGCAGGTCCTCGAGCTTGTCGCGGAACTCCGCCGTGCGGCCAGACAGCGACTGTTGCATGATGCTGGCCTCGGTCGCCGTCTTGGGCTGCACGATCGTTGACCGCGCCGCGTCCTGAAGGCCTGTCACCTGCTCCCAATCGAACCGGATAGGTGCCGTGTCATAGTCGGCCGGGTTCACCGGGATCGACTGCTTGGGCATGATCACCTGATTGAGCGCCCGGCCACCGGCGTCCACCAGCGTAATCTCGCCCAGCACCGAGTCTTTGAAGCGCGTCACGTTCCTCTGGTCGATCGATTCCCGGTCGCCGATCCACCCTGGCTTATTGATCTCGCGGTGGGCCGCGAACTTGTCCCGGGTCTCGTTGTGTTCGTTCTGGAGCTTCTCGGTCAGGTCGACCAGGCACGGCGCTACGAACTGGCCAGGCAACACCGCGTACGGCAGGATGAAGTAGGGATACCAGCGCTGCCCCACAGCCTCCACTGCGTAGGATTCACGGCAGAAGAACTCGCAGCCGTCCGCCATGGTGTGCACCAGCTGGGTGCGCTTGTCCCAGATCTCCAGGATGCAGATGGTTTCTTCGTCGCTCCCGGGTGCCGCCTGGCCTACGCCGCCAAAAATGCCGGCCGGCTGCACAGCCTCCGGCTTGTCATCGCCCATTGTGCCGCGTGCGCCTTTGAACGCCTTGGCGCTTTTCAGGTCCACCTTGTACAGCGCCTCCGCGGCGCCGCGCTGCATAGGGATGGCCTGTGCCAGCCAGTTAGCGTGCTCGTAGTCGTCGAACTCGACCACGTCCGGGTCGATGATCATGTTGTCGAACAGCACGCGGTCGATGACCAAGCCTTCCGCCGCGACGATCTCCGTTTTCGACTCCAGGCCGCGGATAGTGTCCTCCAGCTCGCGCCGCTTCAGCTCGGCCTCGTTCCGGTTCTCCGGGTCTTCCAACTGCTGGATCAGCCCCTCCAGCTGCACCAGGTTGTCCTGGGCATCGTTCATCCGGTCTCGGATGAGGGGGTCGGTGCGGATGTCGCGCTGATACGTCACCTTCACGACGCCGAAATACTCGGTCAGGGCGCTGAGCACGGACATTTTCATCCGGCTCTTGAGCTTCGCGCGGCGCATCTGCTTGGACAGGACCGTCTCGAGCGTTTCGCAGAACAGGCGCACGTCGCCATTCCGCCATGCGCCCGTGACCGAGATATCCGGGTTGCGCGCGTAGATGTTCGGCAGCGTGGCCTGGGCCGTCGAGAAGATCAGATTCGCCCGAGGGTCGACGAATTCCTGGGAATCGGGGTCGCGTGCCCAGTTGAAGCCGGCCACCTTCTTGCGGTTGTGCGCAATCCGCTTGTTTACCTTCTCCCAGTGCTTGCGTGCGCGCGCGATGGCCTTGGTCCAGCTTTTGGCCAGCTCGTCGGATTCGGGCTTTTTCAGCTCGGCCGGCGCCGCGGCAGGGTCTTCTGCTGCGGGCGGCTGCGGGGTCAGTTCATCAGGGTTCATTGCACATGGATCCGGTGATTTCCGTGGGCATCAGTCTGCGTCTGTTCCTCTGGATCGCCGGATTTTTGTTGATCTTGCTCCTCAGGAGTGCGGCGCCGGCGCATCACCCCATACCGAAGTGCATCCCAGGCGTGATCCTCCGCGTCGCTGTCGACATCCTCCGGATTCAGATGGTCCGGCGGCAGCGCAGGCACCGTGCGGATCAGGTGCTTACAGGAGGAAAACACCTTCAGCTTCCCCTCGCTCAGCAGGCGGACGATCTCCTGCGCGCCGTTCACGCGCGAGCGCGGGCCGTTCCACGCCTCCTGCCACCGAACGCCGGTCTCGCGGAAAATCTGCCCGATGGAGCGGTCGCCGCCGATCTTCGAGAAGATGGAAGGGTCCGCAAGGTTCAAGCGGTACTCGTAGCCCAGACGCTGGTCGTGCTCCTCCACCCGAATGACTTTGCGGGCAACTTCGGCCGCCGACTCCCGGGTGCCCGTGTTTTCGCCCTCGCCGGCGCCGTATAGCTCCCGCCAGATGTAAATGCAACCGTCGTGATCCATGGCGAGCCAGTACACGGCATATGGGCGGGCATAGCCCCAGTCCATCGATTTCCACACCTTCCAGCTCGAGGGGATCGGGAAAGGCGCCACAACGCACGAGCCAGCATCCCAAACGCCTTCGAGGAACGAGCCGACGTGGATATCCCAATCCCCGTCCAGCCACGCTCGGCGCCTGTTCGGATCGCGGATGCCAGCGAAGGTGTTGCGGTATTCGGGCTCGGCCGACAGCAGCACAGAATTCTCGGCCAGGTCCGAATGGATGCGCACGCGCGGCCGCTGGCCCTCCTCACGGATCACCACGCCTGGCGGCGTGCCGCCTGTTCCCAGCCGGAAGCGCTCTTTCACCGCGGCGTGTCCGCGACCGAAGGGGTTGCATGTCGCGCGCACTATGCGCGGCACGTCAGGGTGTGAGGATCGGCACGTCGAGTGCATGGACTCGTAGAAGCCCAAGCTGCCCCAGTTTGTCAGTTCCTCGAAGCCGAGCCAGGGGTATTCGTGCCCGTGGTAGTTCCAGTAATCCTCCTCGGTCTCACCATAGCGAAGCAGCAGCGCCTCCCCTGTGGGCCAGGTCCACTCGTATGCCGATTTGTTGAAGCGCGCCTCGGGGAAGATGCGGCGAAACCATCGCCGGGACTTAGCAACCACGTCCGCCAGCTGCGGATAGGTGAGGCGGAACAGCGCTCCGCGCCAGTGCTCGCCATAGCCACGGCCCACGTGCTGGGCAAACGACATCAGGAGCGCATCGGTCTTGCCACCGCCCCGATTCCCCTCCAGCAGGGCCTCGAATACCGGGCAAGTCAGGAAGGACACTTGCGCGCCTGGATTCGGGCGCCATACGACGGGCGGTCGCGTCATCGGCCGGCCTCCTTCGCCGCGGCAGCTTCCCACTCTTCCAGGGACATAGAACTGGGCACCAGCAGCACGCCGGCCTGAACCCCGCTGGGCAGCTTCTCGCCCTTGGTGGTGTGGTCGACCTTATCGTGGAGCATGCCGGCGTGGCGCATCGCCAGCTCGGTGGCGCGGCCCAGGTCAAACGTCTTGATGCGCAGGCCTTCGCGCGTCTGCTCGACGCCGTCGAAGATCGCCGCCTGCTCGGGGGTCAGGTTGCGCGTGTCCTGGACGAACGTCTCGCCGATGCCCTCGCCGAAGCACTCCGGGCAATCAGGGTGCGGGTCGCGGAGCTTGTGGTAGCCGATACCGCCCTGCGGGTCGAACCGCCCGGGGTTGGGCTTCTTCTTGTCGGCCTTGTGCGCTGCCAGCTTCTCTCGGTGCTGGGCGCGGTCGCGCTCCATTTCCCCGGTGGTGCGCTGGTAGCGGTGGCCCTCGCCATGGCAGTACCGGCAGCAGATCCGGCGGTACTGGGTCAGGCCGTTGCGGTCGGTGTGGACGGCCGCCAGCAGCTTGCGCAGGATGGCGTCCTGGTCCACTTCCACCCGAGCGGCGCGCGCGGCCTTCGCGGCGGCGATCGCTTCGGCCACCGCCGGCTTGCCGAGCAGCTCGTAGGCGATCTCCTTGGCCGTCCTGGCGCTGTACCCTGCCCGCTTGGCGGCGGCCGCGCCATTCAGGTCAATCAGGTACTCATCGATGAAGCGGAGAACCTTGGGCGTAAGCGGTGATTTGGCCATATGGCGGATGTTCCTCGAAGTTAAATTCCAGCTGCGTGCCTTCGCTGGCGTGTTTCAGCAGGTTCGGCAGCAACTCGACGGTGCCGCGATCCCGGCCACCGCCGCGCCTCCCCGTGAAGCGAACGACGCATCGCTCATGCTCGTCGCGCTTTGAGTGAGCCCCTTTGTGCGCGACGACAACGCCCAAGCGGCCTGTCGGGGTGACGACCCGCATACCGACCGGGAAGGCGTCGACGTCGAGCAGGCGGTCCATGGTCAGGCCTCGCCCAGGGTGAGCAGGTGGCCCTGCGCCAGGCCCGCGCGCTCCATGGCGAATCGCATGGCCGGCGGCAACGTCAGCGCGCGCGGCGCCACCTTGGTGCCAGGCACGACCGTGACCGGGCCGGCGTAGGGCTTCTCCGGCTCGGCCGTCTTTGGCACCTGGGGTGCTGCATGCTCGGCGCCGTGGGCAGCCAGGGAGGCTTTCAGCCAGCGGTTGTATGCCTCCCAATGCGTCTCCCCGCGGCGCTCCACACCGCCGCCGGCGCACAGCCACAGGCCCAGCTCGACCTTGCGCAGGCGCGGCCGGATGCGCGGGCCGGGCTTGGCCTTCGGCCCCAGTTCTCCCCGGGCCTCACGGACAGCCCGCGCGATCTGGTGCACGCGCGGCTGGGTGATGCCGAAGGCTGCGGCCAGCGCCGGGCCGCTCTCGCCAGCGGTGAGCCGGCGCTCGATCTCTTCGTTGCGCGCGCGGGTCGCGGCGCCCTGGTTCGGGTTGCTCATGCTTTGCGCTCCTGTTCCACCGCCCACGAGAGAATCGCGAGCGCATCCGCCGAGTTGTGGCTGTCCGGGTTGAACCCCAGGCGGCGTGCCTGGGCCATCATGGCGTCCTTGTCGGCGCGCCCACTGCCCGTGAAATGCTTCTTGACCGTCGGCACTGCCACGCTGGACAGCGTCAGGCTGTGCGTGTCGGCGGCCAGCTCCACCAGTGCCTTGAACCCGCCGTAGACGTCAGACGACGCCGCGCTGCTGTGGCCGAAGACGACACGCTCGTACACCACAGCGTCGATCTGAAAGGTGGCAACCATGTCGGCCAGCCAGCTGCGGAATCGGGCCCAGCGCTGCCCGGGCGTCCAGGACTTCCGCGGGGTGAAATCCATGGTGCCGTAGCGCATGGCGCCATCGCGCCGGCGCAGCGCATAGCCAGTCTTCGTGCCCAGATCCAGCGCCAGGATGTTGACGTTCAGCGCCGGCGCCGCGCCGGGGGCCGAACTTGACGAATTGCGCAAGTTGGCAAGTTCCGGCCGGGCCCAGGGGTCGGCGGTGTCTTCCGCGCGTGCGAAGCTGTCCGGCGTGGCACCTGCACCACCTGCGGTTTTGTAGCGCTCCTGCACCACCTGCTCGGCGCCGGCCGACCTGCACACAAGGCAGCCGTCGCAGCCGCGGGCCTGGCACTGCATCGCCGTCCTGGCCAGTGTGCCGGCCATCGGGTCGTAGGCGTCCGTGAGGTTCTGTGAAGAGGTCATCAGATGGTTTCCTTGGCGGGGAAGTGGCGGGCCAGTTGGTCAATCACCGGCAGAATGGTCTTGGCGCGGGCCTCGTGCAGAATCTGCTGGCGGTCGTCCGGGTGCATGTCGTCGTAGCCGGCCGGCAACTCCACATCGCGCAGGCACTGCCAGCCAGGCACGCGGTAGACCGTCCAGCCGAGGGCGGCCAGCTTCCGGTCGCGCGCCGCGTCTTTGCGGGCATCGTGGAACTGCGCGCCGTCGCATTCCAAGGCCACCTTGGCGATGGGATTGCCGAAGTCGACGAAGAAGCCGGCGACAGGCAACTGCGGCCACATGGGCAGGCCGGCGCGGCGGATGTGATACCAGGCCTCCTGCTCGATCGGCGAAAAGATCAGCACCCAGTCGCCGACGGAATACTGGTTTTCGCCATCCCAGCTTTCCAGGCCGGCGTCGACTCGCACCTGGAATTGCCGGTAGGCGCGGCGGATGCGCGAGAACATCTCGCCCAGGTTCGCGGACCAGGTGGCCTGCTGCAGCGGGTAACGCTGCGACACGCGCAGGTCGTCAAGGAATGCCGCCATGTCGTCGGCGACGTGAACGGGCTCTTTCATGCGTCGATTTCCTCGGGTTGGTTTTGGTCCAGCCAGGTCGTCCCCTGGCCGGCGAGTTTCGGGGTGCCCATGTGTTCCTGGGGCTGGCGGCATTCGTCGCCCAGGACGCGGAGCATATGGACGCCCAGGTGGTAGGCGGTGACGCCGCGCACGCTGGGCACCTTCTCCAGCAGGTCGGCGCGGCCCAGGGCTTTGATGCGATCGCGCACCTTGCGGCTGACGGTGTCGCCCTTCGGGCGATTCACCAGCCAGTAGGCGGCGGTGAACAGAGCCTTGCGGTTCTGGACGCGCGCGCTGATGTCGTCGAACTCCGAGCGCGGCGCTCCGAAGTGCAGGCGGCAATGCCAATCCTTGCCGCCCTGGGTGCTGGCGGTCATCGTGCCCGGCAGGCAGCAGCCGAAGGCAGCGCACAGGCCGTAGCCTCCGGGTTCGGTGCCGCCCACGGCGGCGCTGGCTTCGGCGTAGCTGCTCATGCCCGGGCCCCTTGCTGGTGCTGGGCGACCTTGGCCGCCGTCTGCGCCTTGAGGGCGTCGAGGCGGTTGCGCTCGGCCAGGCTGGCCTCTTCGGCGGCGCGCCGGCGCTTCTCGGACGGCGTGATGGCCTTGGCCAGCATCTGGTGCAGCTTGCGGATGTTCTCGGCCGCGACCTCGTCGTCGGGAGCGCCGAACTCGGCCCCCGGCGGCGGCAGCAGGCCGGCCACGTGCGGTGCGGGCAGTTGGCCCAGATCCACGGCGTGCTGCAAGACGGCCTCGCGCTGCGCGAGGTCATGTCCCAGGGATGCCACCCAGCGGACCGGACGCAGTTCCTTGCGGGCCTGCGTCAGCAGCCGGCCGTATGCCGCTTTGAACGCCATGCGGGCGCCGACTTCATCACCGCGGGCCAGCACCGGCCGCGCAGCGGTGAGCGCCTGGCTGATCTCGTCGGTCCAGACCACCGTGACCGCTTCGTCGTCGGCACGCATGGCGATGGCCCATGCCTCGTCTGCGTCGGGCCGGCCGTCGTTGGCTGCGGCGCCCTCGATCTGCGCGACGATGTGCGCAGGCTGCACCATGGTCTTGAACCGGCCTTCCACCGGGTCGATCAAGTGGGCTTGGATGGCCTTCTCGACGATGTGCAGCGGGTACCGGCGCACCGCGTCGAAGAACAGCAGCTTGGCACGGTCGCTCAGCACAGGCAGTTGCCGAAGCGCGGCAACGTCGTCCAGCAGCGCCATGAAGGCGTCGAAATCGTCATCAGACATCGATGATCTCCTGTTGCTGGCGGCGCGCCAGCAGCATGCGCTTGGCCTGCGCGTTGATGGCGGATGGGTCTGCTGGAGGTAAGCCGGAGCCGGGGCGGGTGTTGGCAACCGGCACCTTCGCCCAGTTCGAGCGGATGGCGTTCATCAGGGCTTCGTCCCAGTCGACGTAGGTGTAGCCCCGCGCTTTGGCGCTGCCGATGAAGTGCTCGAGGTGTCGGTCCAGGTAGGCGTGGCCCTTCTCCGCGGCCCAGCGTCGGACGCGTTCGGAGATCCCAAAGCCGTCCGGCAACTTGGTCTTGCGTTGGACCTTTTCGGAGGGGGCTCGCGCAGGTGCGCGATTACCTGTTCCTATACCTGTTCCTAATACCTGTTCTACCTGTTCTGTAGGGAAAACTGGTACTGCTTCAGGTGGATTTTGGGACTGCTTCTCGGAAAAACTGGTACTGCTTCCGGAAAAACTGGTACTGCTTCCATCGCCCGAAGATGTCCCAGTTTCGGTACTGCTTAGCAGTTCCAGTTTTGGGACAGCTTCGGGGTTGGAAGCGGTACCGGTTTTGGTACCGCTATTGGCTCTCGAAGCAGTACCAGTTTTGGTATCGCTTGTGGGCTCCGAAAGCTCGTAGACCGTGACCGATTTGGTCATGCCCGCACGTTCGCCGGTGTCGCGCAGCGCGCCGCATTCGACCAAGCGAACCAAGTTGGCCAGGATCGTCTTTCGGTCTTGACCGGTGTCGCGGGCCAACTGCGTGACGGACGGATAGGCAGTCCAGGGCCGCTGATCCTTGTGCGCATAGTGCGCCATCACCGTCAGGATCTGCTTGGCTGGGGCGTGGCTGATGGGCTGGCTGAGCGCCCATTCGACGGCTTGGTGGCTCATGCCGCCTCCTGAAGCTTGCTGGCGCGCGCGGCGGACCAGCGTGTGTAAGCCCATTCCCAGGTCGCGCGCTTCTCGGCCTTGGTCAGGGTCACACCCTGGTCAAGGCAAAAGTGACAGCGCGCGCAGCCAGGAACGGTGTAAATGTCGGGGGCCTTGATGCCCATGCCCTTGCCGTAGTCGCTCCAGTTCGCGTGACACGGCACCACGGTGTCGCGCTCACCACGGCAAACGCCCGGGATCTGGAGGTAGCAAGGCTCGCCGCGGCAGGCGGCCAGGTACTTCGGTTCGTGGCCGGCGCGCTTCTTCGGCGCGCGGCGCTTGAATGTGGACCTCGACAGGGGTGTCGAGCCCCGCGCCATCGGCGTCTTGCGCTTGAGTTCGGAGCGGCGCAGCATCAGCGGGCCTCTCGCGTCCGGAACTCGACGCCCAGCTCGGCGCCGGCGGCCTCAACCTGGGTCAGGTACTGGGCCATGCCCTTGACGGTCAGCATGGTGGTGCTGCCCACCAGCGCGCGGTCGCCGCGCGGGGTGATCTGCCACTTCACGTAGCCATCGAGACACAGCTCGGGGTCGAACTCCTCGGGCAGGAATTCGCGCTTGAAATGCTCGTGCCAGGCCTCGGCCGTGAAGCGCTTGCCATGCACCCAGGCCTGTTCCGCGATGTCAGCCAGCGGGCCGACCCACATCAGGGCGTTCTGGCTCATCTTGCGCGGCTTGACGCGCTCGCGCACCACCACTTCCAGCGGCTCGTCGGCGTCCAGCGGCAAGTTGGCCAGGAACGTCTGGGCCGCGGCCTGTTGGCTGGCGCCGACCAGCAGGAAGGTGCGGGGGTTGTGCAGGCGCTGGCGCATGGCTATCTCGTCCCGCACTCGCCCATGCCGGCACGCGCGCAATGGCAGCTCGCGCCGATCTTGGCGCCGTAGGCCAGGAAGTCCATGTAGGCGGGCGTGGTGACGACCATGCCCAGCGCCTCGATGGCCGCATCGACCTTTTCGATCGTTACGCCCATCTGGCCGGACAGGAATTTGCTCACCTGGCTGGCATCCCACCCCAGCCGATCGCGCATCAGGCCGCACGTCTTAGGGTTGGTCAGGGCGTTCCGAAACGCCTGCTCCATCGAGGGCTTGGGAACGTGAAATTGCACCGATGCAGGCGCGTTCATTTGCGTTCAACCTTGTTCAAAAAGATATGCATGCATGTGCATGCGGCACCGCGCACACTGGCGGCATGAAAAATCTGACCGAAACCGAAAAGCTGCTGATCACCGCCCAGGACATGGCCCGCCGCACCTTCGTCGACCCGTCCGAAGCGGCCGTCATGGCCATCTTTGAAGAGCTGCGCGCCGAGCGCGACCGCATGGCCTGGGCCACCGACGACCGCGTCGGCGCGACGGTGCATTGATGCGCTACACATCGAGCGGACCTATCGGGATGCGGTTGTCTTGCGGGTCTGGATCACACATGGCTCGGCTCCTGGGCCGCTGCGGGCGTGGCCAGTTCGGGCCGGTAGATCTGATCAAAGGTCAACGTGACGCCGAGCGTGGCTGCGTACTCGATCAGCCTCCCCGCGACGAGCGGGGGCACTGTCTGGCCTTTCTTCTCGTAGAGGTAGACGTTGCCCTGCGTGACACCAATGCCTGCGGCAAGCGCGGCCTGGGTCACTCCCAACTGCTTTCGGATGGCATAGATGGCGTTCATAGCCAAATAATAGTGGCGCTAGTCATTCCAGTCAATAGCGCCACTCGTTGCCACCGATAATAGAGCCGCTAATATCCGCCCATGCCCCGCTCGCCCACCCGTAAAGCCAAGATTGAACCCGTCCACATTGAAGAGGCGGCCGCCCTAAAACGCCTGTTCACGGAACGGGTCAAAATGTCGCAAGCCTCCTTCGGCGCCGAACACGACATCGGCACTCAGGGCATGGTGTGGCAGTACCTCAATGCCGGCAGTCCGCTGAACGTCAAGGTGGCGGCCAAGTTCGCAAAGGCGATGGGCGTTGACGTGGCCGAGTTCAGCCCGCGCCTGGCGAAAGAGATGGGCCAGATCGTCGCTGCCGCACCTGGCGATGATCCAGACGCAGCAGAGTTCATTCCCATTCGGCGGCTTGATGTGCGAGTGTCTGCCGGACATGGCGAGATCGTCGTATCGGAAGACGAACTCAGCCGGCTATCGTTCCGCGTGGACTTCCTGCGCGCTGCAGGCGCCTCTCCAGAGCAAACGGTTTCCGTATCCGTTCGAGGCGTCAGCATGGAACCGCTGATCCCGGATGGTTCGACCATCCTCGTCAACCGGGGGGCTACTTCGATAATTGATGGGAAGGTCTACGCCTTCAAGCATCACGAAGACTTGTTGGTGAAGCGGCTCTACAAGGGCAACGGCGGCTTCATCGCGCGCCCAGAGAACATCGCCGGAGGCTATGAGGACATGCACCTGAACTTCGACGACCCTGAGATCGAGATCATCGGCCGCGTTTTTTGGGTGGGGTTCAGGCTTTGAGCGAGCGCCCAAACGCGATTGCCACTGGCGCCTCGGCCGATCTTGTCGATCTGTCCAGAGATCCAGCCCAGTTTCCCATCGTCATCGCCTTTCCTAAGTCGACCTCGATCAGCTATCCCACGGCGGTCGCGACTGCAAAGGCCGCGGCAAGGTACATGGAAGTGATGGAAGGCGGAAAGCTCTCAGTCCATCTGGCGGCGTTCGACAAGAGGAAAGAACAGTTCGCGCTCGCCCAGGCGCTTGCCCGCTTGATCATCGGTCTGAGAGGCGTTCAGATCTATGTGAATGGCATTCATCAAGCGAACAACAACTGGCGCTTCATCGACGTCCTGGAATGCTTCCTGACGTCGCTATCAGTCGATGATTGGCGCGCCCATTGCCAAATCGTCGTCGACAACCCATTTACCGCGTCCGGACCCAAACAAAACGGCCCTTACCTGCTTCCATGCCACTACATGTACAAATGGGGCACCGAAGGTTATGGCTTGTCTAGGGCGCACCCATCTCCGATGCCCAAGCAGATCGAAGCGTCCGCCGCTCGGGTCGGGTGCGGCTGGTGCCCGAATTTTCACCCAGAAGCCTTCCAGAAGCTGGAAGTCCGGTAGATCTACCCCTAACCGCCCATCCCTCACAACGCCCGCTCAAAGCGGCCTTTTTTTTCGCGCCGAATAAATTTACTAGTGCCACTATTGACAGGCAATAACTAGTGCCGCTATTATTCTCCCAACACCTCACCACCCGGTGAGAAATGGGAGAACAGCATGGCTGACCAGCCGCAAGAAGAAGTCGTCACCAGCTACAAGGCATTCAACGCCGATCTGACCTGCACGGGCGGCGACAAGCCGTTCCAGTACGAAATCGGCAATACCTATGAAATGAAAGGCCCGATCAAGGCTTGCGATCGTGGCTTCCACGCTTGCGAGTACCCGCTGAACGTCTTCGACTACTACCCGCCGGCCGGCTCGCGCTTTGCCCTGGTTGAGCAAGGCGGGAAGATCAGCCGCGAAGGCAGCGACACGAAGCTGGCCAGCTCGCGCATCACCATCAAGGCGGAAATCGGCATCGCCGGCCTGATCAAGGCGGCTATCGAATACACGTTCTCGCGGGCAAAGCCTGAAGGCGAGACTGCCACGGGCTACCGGGGCGCTGCCTCTGCCACGGGCAACCATGGCGCTGCCTCTGCCACGGGCGACCAGGGCGCTGCCTCTGCCACGGGCGACCAGGGCGCTGCCTCTGCCACGGGCTACCGGGGCGCTGCCTCTGCCACGGGCTACCAGGGCGCTGCCTCTGCCACGGGCTACCAGGGCGCTGCCTCTGCCACGGGCGACCAGGGCGCTGCCTCTGCCACGGGCTACCAGGGCGCTGCCTCTGCCACGGGCGACCAGGGCGCTGCCTCTGCCACGGGCTACCAGGGCGCTGCCTCTGCCACGGGCTACCGGGGCGCTGCCTCTGCCACGGGCGACCAGGGCGCTGCCATGGCCTGCGGCTACGCCGGCAAGGCAATGGGCGCCCTCGGAAATGCTCTCTTTCTCGTCTACCGCGACGACGACTACGTGATCCGTAAGGTCGGCGCGGCCATCGTTGGTGAGAACGGAATCAAGCCGGATACGTGGTACTCGCTGAGCGCTGAAGGCGAGTTCCTCGAAGCCTAACCCACCCGCCCCGGGTGCCGGGGCAGCATTGAGGAAATGACCATGCACACCTGGACCATCACCACGACAACCGCCGGAACTTTCAACGTGCGCGCCAACTCGCCCGACGCTGCCATGCGCACCGCCGCCGACCTGCTGGAAAGCTGGGGCTACGAGGACGCGCTCATTCTGAGCGTCGCCTGACTCCACCCCGCCCGCCCCGGGTGCCGGGGCAAGGAGACCACATGAAATACCTCTTCGAGGACACCGTACGCGCGGTGCTGGTTGCTGCGGTGCAGGACGGCCAACAACATGCAGCGGAAGCCATCGCCGCGACCACGGACGCTCTGATCGCTGCCGACCGCCTGCTGGAGGCTCGAGCCTCCGCGCCGAGCTGGACCGACGCCAAGGCGCCGGCCGTTCCCGAATTGCCCTACCCGCCCGTAACCGACGCTCGTGCCGTGCTCGAAATGAACCGCACCGGCGACACGTTCATCCGCGCTCTGGCCGAGGCCTGGGAGCTTGGTGACGCGAACAACCGCAAGCGCATCCGCACTGGCTGGGCCGATGAATTCCGAAAGTTCGCGACGCTGGTGCATTACCAGGAAATGGCGCGCGAGGCCGAGCTGGCTGGGAGGAACTGACCATGGGTGCCTATCACGCAGAACTGATGGACGACCTGCTGCGGGTCGCGCCGCCCTATTCCCTGCCGAGCGAGCCCGACGAGGACGCGCCGGTGGTGACGCAGGCGCAGGCCGTGGCGGCGGTGGTGGCCTGCCTGTCCAACGAAACGCCGACCGCCTACGGGCTGACGGCGGCCGACTGGGTGGAGCACCTGATGAACGAGCTGGCCGACAACCCCGGCGCCGTGCTGCTGGTGCTGCTGATCGGCTCGACCGTGCCGAGCGTGGGCGAGTTCCTGGCCGGCCACCTGGGCAACTGCATCGAGGGCCTGGCCAACCGCCAACTGGCCGAAATGGACCCGGACGAAGCCGAGGCCTACCTGTGATGGCCTACGCCATGTGGGGCTTGGCTGCCCTTTACGCAATCGCACTGATCGGCGACGAGATTGCAGCGCGCCGTAGGAGAAACGCATGAACAAGATCAACGACGGCGGCCCGGCTTTCCCGCAGAGCTGGCGCACGCAGCCGCAGGACATGGGCACGAGCGGCGCCACACTGCGCGACTACTTCGCGGCCAAGGCCATGCAGGCGCAACTGACGGCGTTCTGGGCGATGGAAACGCACCATGGCTGGTTGCACGACGAGATCGCACGGGAGGCCTATGCCATGGCCGACGCCATGCTGGCCGCGCGAGGTGCCCAATGACGACGAATCACACACCCGGGCCGGTCTTCATCAGCCGCGATCTGGTGCACGAGCTGAACGAAAAGCACGGCTGGTTCAAGTACGGCGACGCGCAGAGCGACGTCAGCAACGCGTTTGCCAACGAGGCCATATCGCGCTACGAGCGCATCCGCAGCGCCGCGCCGGAGCTGCTGGCCGCGCTCGAGGCATGGCAGGCCGTCTGCGACCGGATCGTCGATCAGTACGACGGCGTGGTGGCTGGCGTGGACTTCGCCGCGCTCGGCCGCGCCAACCGCGCCGCCATCGCCAAGGCCAAGGGGGAGCAGCAATGATCCGCCGCCTGCTGCACGCCCACGGCGACCTGCTGATCGGCACCGCCTCCCTGGCCGCCGGCGTCCTCATGGCCTGCGTACTGGGCCCGACGCTGGACAGCCAGTCCACCCCCTACCCCACCTGCGAAGGCTGCGGCAAGACCGCTGTGGCCGCAAAGGAATAAAGCCGTGAACAACCTCGCCGTCATCTCCCAGGACATCTACGACACCCGCGACTCGTTCGCCGCGGTGCTGACCGACCCTTCGATCAACTTCGAAAAGGAGGCCGGCTTCGCCATCCAGGTCCTGCAGAACAACGACTACGCCCTGAAGGTCGCCACCGGCAACCGCCAGTCCGTCATCAACGCGGTGACCAACGTGGCCGCCATCGGCATCAGCCTGAACCCGGCCAAGCGCCAGGCCTACCTGGTACCGCGCGACGGGCGCATCTGCCTGGACATCAGCTACATGGGACTGATCGACCTGGCCGTGGCCACCGGCTCGATCCGCTGGGCCCAGGCCGAGCTGGTGCGCGAGGCCGACAACTTCGCGCTGAACGGCTTCGACGCGCCGCCCACGCACGTTTTCAACCCGTTCAGCAAGGACCGCGGCGATATCGTCGGAGCCTACGTGGTGGTCAAGACCGCCGACGGCGACTACCTGACCACGCCGATGGGCAAGGACGAAATCGACGGGATCATGAACCGGTCGCAGTCGGTGAAGTCCGGCAAGTCGTCGCCCTGGAAGACCGACTACGGGGAGATGGCCAAGAAGACGGTCGTGAAGCGCGCCTACAAGTACTGGCCGAAGAACGACCGCCTGTCGGAGGCGATCCACCACCTGAACACGGACGGCGGCGAAGGCCTGGCCACCACCGCCGTGGCGCCGGCCGACCCCGACCTGCTGCCGCGCCTGCGCAAGGCCGTGGAGGCGGCCCGGGACGCCGCCGCCCTGGAGAAGGTCTGGAAGGACGGCCTGGCCGAGGTCCGCGCCACGCGGGACATGACCATCTACAACGCCTTCAAGTCCGCCGTGGCGGCGCGCGGTGCCGTGCTGCGCGGCGAGGCCGTGCCCACCGAGACGCCGCCGAACGACGGCAAGACCATCGACGAGCCGCCCCGCGACCCGTCCGACGACGGCTTCGGCCGCGATGACCAAGGAGGCAACCAGGAATGAACCGCTACATCCTATCCCCCCACGAGCAGGGCAGCGACGGCTGGCTGCTGGACCGCTGCGGCCGGGCCACCGGATCGCGCGCGGCTGACATGCTCGCCAAGACCACAAAGGGCGAATGGGCGGCCAAGCGCGCCGACTACAAGTTTGAACTCGCCATCGAGGTGCTGACGCGCATGCCGCAGGGCAGCGATTACGTCAGCAAAGAAATGCAGTGGGGCATCGACCAAGAGCCGTTCGCTCGCATGGCCTACGAAGAGAAGTCCGGCAACGTGGCCATCGAGAGCGGCTTCATGTACCTGCCCGACGTGGACGCCGGCTGCAGCGTTGACGGCCTGTTCCTGGAAGACGGTCGGCGCGGCGTGCTGGAAATGAAGTGCCCGAAGAGCACCACACACATCCGCTACCTGGAGGCCGGCACGGTCCCGGACCAGTACCGCCCGCAGTGCCTGCACAACGTCTGGGTGACCGGCGCCGAGTTCGCCGACTTCGTGTCGTTCGACCCGCGCTTTCCGGAAGACCTGCAGCTTTTCGTCTGCCGCTACACCCCCACCGCCGCAGAGCTGGCCGACCACGAGCGCGCCGTCCTGCAATTCCTGGCCGAGCGCGACGAGCTGGTGGCGCAGCTCAAGCGCCTGGCCGCCTAACCCCGAGGAAACCCATGACCGCACTTGTATTCGACACAGAGACCACTGGCGTTATCGAGCCGGTGATTGTGGAAGCCGCCTGGCTGGTGCTCGGCGACGACCCGCGTGCCATCACCACCGACGCGGCCTTCTGCCAGCGCTACAACCCGGGCAAGCCCATCGCCCTGGGCGCGCTTGCCACGCATCACATCATGGACGAAGACCTGGCGAACTGCCCGCCGGCCGATGATTTCGCCCTGCCGGAAGGCGTGCAGTACCTGATCGGACACAACATCGATTTCGACTGGAACGTAATCGGCAAGCCGAACGTTAAGCGCATCTGCACCCTGGCGCTGGCGCGCCGCGCGTGGCCGGACCTGGACAGCCACACGCAATCCGCCCTGCTCTACCACCTGGACCGCGCCAATGCGCGCGAGACACTGCGCGGCGCCCACTCGGCAGCCGTGGATATCCGCATCTGCCTGCGCATCCTGGAACAGACCCTCTTCATGTTCGGCCGGCCTGCAACCTGGGAAGACGCCTGGGCCATTTCGGAGCAGGCCCGCATCCCGCGCGTCATGACCTTCGGCAAGCACAAGGGCACCGCCATCGCCGACATACCCGGCGACTACAAGGCGTGGCTGCTGCGCCAGCCCGACGTCGACCCTTACCTGGCGCAGGCCCTGCGCGCCTAACCCTTCCCAGCAGCACAACCTACGGAGCAATCTCCCATGTTCAGCATTGAAGAGCAAACAGCGACCCTGGCGCACATCAACGTGCGCACCGAGCGCCACGGCGAAGAGCCTGCGGGCGCTGCTGACCTCAAGATCCAGTTCACCGCCGGCAATGGCGTGCTGTCCGAGTTCCCCCCGCGCCTGCGCCACGCCCTCTACAAGGCCGAGGAGAACCCGGCGCAGGGCAGCGTCGACGGCGTGAAGCCCGAGCCCACCGTGCGCGTGTTCGGCGACCTCATCGAAAAGATCCGCCTCAAGCACGAGCTGGTCGGCGCCAGGGTGTTGATCGACTTCGGCCTGGGCGGCGATTCCGACATCGAGCTGGACACGGCCGACGTGGACGGCTTCGCGGTGGAAATGATGGAAGGCGGCAGCGTGGTCACCACCTTTCGCGTGAAGTGCCATCCGAGCGGCGAGCAGGTCAAGAAGCTCTACGAGGTGCTGGGCAACGAGATCACCATCAGCATCACGCCGGCGGCCGAGAAGCAGGGCTCGCTGGGCCTGGGTGGCAACGAAGACTGATCAATGGCCGGCCCGGCGGCGGGACTCCCTCCCCCATCCGACCGCCGCCGGTGCCCGGCCACCCTACACAGAGAACGACATGACCGACAAGATCACCATCCTCGAGCACGAAGGCACGTCCTACATCCGCAAAGGCTACCACTCCATGAGCCCGGATCGCTTGCTGGTAAACGGCCGCGCTGGGCTCGCTCAAAGCTGCCCCGGCAATGCCAACTGGCTCATGGTCCAGGGTGGTGTCGAAACGCTGGCGATAATCCCGGCCCCGGGCATGGAGGTGGTCGGCTGGAGTTTGAAGCCCGAATACTGCGAGGTCACGACGTTCCCCCCCGAGCTGGGCGCTGATGCCTTCCGTTATGAGTACGACGAGGACGAAGAGGACCACTACATCCCCACCGACCCGGCCGCGGTCTACAAATCGGTCTTCTACGAGAAGAAGTTGCAGCAGGTGCAGCGCGAACCGCAGCCACTCGAGTTCATCGTCATTGACCGTGACTGCGCGCCGAAGGCCAGGCCGGAAGACGTCAAGGTCGAATTTCCCGCCAGCCTGCGCGAATACCCCGAGACGTGGCACAAGCACCCGGTGTTCATCGACGGAAATGCGCTCTTCGGACGTGCGGCGACCGCCTTGGTAGAAGCCGCGCGGGAGCGAAGCGGCGACTTCTTCGTGACTGACCATCGCAATATCGGAACGGTCACCCTCATGGGCTACATGCACCACGAGCCGAAGCAAAGCGAGTACAAGGTGGGCCGCCGGACCGTGCGGCGCACGCTGACCAAATCAGAGTTCAAGATCATGGAACTCGCTTCCGGCACGTCCAGCTACGCGAAGAGCGCGGACATCGTCGCCCGTGGCCTGTCCGGAATCAACTGGGCCGACCTGGAATCCAAGATCAACGGCTTCCTCGACCTGGTGCTGTCGTACATCAAGCCCGGCAGCGTGCGCGTGTGCGAGTGCTGCAAGGGCGACGGCTACATCGTGACGGTGAAGCCATGACCCACGCCCGCAAGCCCCGCCGCAAGCAGTACCGGCCGCGCCCGGCGCGCCTGCCGATGCTGATCAAGGCCCAGCAGACCCTGGCGCCGCTGGAAGCGATCATCGACCAGATCGACCGCGACGGCACCGTGACGACCAACGCCCGCGGTGTGCCGATATTTCTGTGCCTGGAGGACGGCGAATGGTACGCCAGCGCGCCGGCAATCGCGGGCATGGCCGACTTCTTCGATATGTGGGCCACCCGCCACGGCAGCGCGTTCAAGGCCGTGGCGCTGCGCCAACTGGCCAAGCGCCTGGAGGTGGGCATGCCCATCGACGCGCCGCTGATGGCCGCCCTGCACGCCGAGATACCCGCCCTTCGCCGCATCGGCGCCGGCCTGACCCAGGCTGACGCGTCCGACCTGCTGCGCCAAACCCAAATCCTTGCCGAAATGGACGCCGCGCGCGCCCAAGGAGCCTGACATGATGAATTCCTACGACGTTGCCCACGGCCTGAGCCAAGTTCACCCCGGACCTGAAGAGCCGGTGGAGCTTGCCCAGCAGCCCGGCGCTGCGCCTGCCACGGGCAACACCGCCCGCGACCAGGAGATGTACGTCGCCGGCATCCGGACTGGCGAAGAGAACACCAAGCACAATGCTGCGATCCGCGCGGGTGTTCCCTCAGGCTGGAAGCTGGTTCCCATCGAGCCAACTGACGCCATGCTAGATGCTGGCATCAAGCAACACCGATGCGAGCAGGGCGACCCATGGTACTCGTCGCCCGATCTTGGCGAAGGTGATTGCCGGGACATCTACGCCGCCATGCTCAACGCTGCCCCCGCCGCCCCTGGCGTATCCAGGGTGGAGGATGCGCAGGACGGCGTGACCGTGCTGCCGGACGGTAGCGCTTGCGCCCTGGCGTCGTTCCCCCTGCCCGCAACCCATTGGCTATACGCGGAGCGTGAGTACGCGCCTGGCGCCGAAGAACCGAAGGATCTGCCCGCTCCGATCCTGACCCACGCCCAGCGTGACGCAGTGGTGGCCTCCATCCGCTACGCCGTGCGCGGCGCCACGATGTGCGGCAAGGAGCAGGATTTTGACCCGGATGCGCTTGTGCAGAACGCCGTGTACGCGCTGTGCGGTCCGTATGGCCCCACTGTCGCCGCTCCCGCTGCTGGCGATGCGCGCGATGCGGAGCGGCTGGATTGGCTGCAGCAGCACGACGGGCGGTTCTTCAACAAGGACAGGATCTCCAGCATTGTCGGCGTCGGCTTCCTGGTAGCTGGCGATCCGCATGGAGTGCGCCACCCGACCGTGCGCGCCGCCATTGATGCGGCCCTTGCAGCCTCTCAGCAGCAGGAGGGGTAGATGGAAGTCGCCGCTCTTTTCGTGGAGACGGATGGCGCCTACTTCGGTGTGCCTGGCGTGGACCCGTGGGACGAACCGCGGGATGCGCGAAAGTACGCCGGGAATTTACCTGTTGTCGCGCATCCACCGTGCCAATTGTGGGGAGCCATGGCCAACGTCAATTTTGTCCGCTGGGGCGGCGAACACAACCGCCCAGGCAATGACCATGGCTGCTTTGAAGCCGCGCTGCGCTCTGTTCGCGCATATGGCGGCGTCCTGGAACATCCCGCCAAGAGTCGGGCATTTGCCTTCTACGGGCTGACAAGGCCCACAGCAATCGGCTGGCAACGTTGCATTTCCGGCGGCTGGGTATGCGAAGTATGGCAGTCGGCATATGGGCATAGAGCCAACAAGGCGACGTGGCTTTACTACTGCGGCAACAACCCACCGCCGCAGCTTCGCTGGGACCGACCGCGTGGCTCGCACCAAGTTGGCTTTCACGACCAGCGGGGCAAACATCGCAACAAACCCACGTTGCCGCGCCGCGAGGCCAGCGCCACGCCACCCGAATTCCGCAACGTGCTGCTGGCCATCGCTCGCAGCGCTGGCACACCGATCAACAAGGAACTGGACCTATGACCACCCACACCCCCGCCCCGGCGCAGCAGGACTTCGTCGCAACTGAACTGCGCGGCATTATCGACGTTTGCGGCGACAGCCCTACCGCCATCGTCAGCGTCGAACGCATGCGCTTGTGGCTGTCCAAGCTGCGCGCCCCTGTAGCCGACGAGCGGGACCGTAACGCCACGATCAGCCAAATCGTGGGTTTGTGCAACCGCATTCCCGGCGCCACCACCTGGAACGCCGCCCAGTTTATGTACGACGAAATGCACCGCCGCGCCGCCCTGGCAAGCGCCCCTATACCCAAGCCCTGGCCGGTGGAGGAACAGCCGGACGGCGCCATTACGCCCGTGGACCCGGTGGACATGGCAAGCGCCCCTGTAGCCGGGGAGGCGATTGGCTATGTCGATAGCCTCTATCTGGCATGCCGGCAGCGTGGCCTCCCCTGCTTCGGAACAATCCATCACACGCCGACCAGCGATGCCACCGCGCCCGTCTATGCCGCGCCCCAGGCCAGCGCCGAGGACTTGCGGCTGCGGGAACTGCTGGTGCGGTGCCAGGCGTGGATGCTGTCCAGCGAGCATGACCGCCCCAACATGCTCATTGCGTTGATACAAGACGCCTTGCAATCGCAGCCCCAAGCGGACAAGGGCGGCGCGGTTGACAAATCGCCGAATCTGCAAGGAAGTTCGGTTGACAGATCGACGGATTTGCAAGGTCGAGGGGATGACGTGGTGCTGCCGCCGCTGCCATCGCCGCCTGTACATCGCGGCCATGCCCTGTTTGCTGGGTCGCAGATGCAAACCTACGCCCGCGCTGCCGTCCTGGCCGACCGCCAGGAGCGCGCCGGGGATGCTCACTCGGCCCTGACTTGGTACGCGGAACAGGTTGCCGGCTGCCGAAAGCTTGGCCCCGATGGCGATGCTGCGCGCAACGCCCTGGACACAGATGGCGGCCAACGTGCCCGCGCCGCCCTTTCTGCCACCCAGGGAGCTACAGATGCGAACTGACCGCGAATTGCTTGAACTGGCTGCCCGTGCCGCGCTCGGCCACACAAGCATCCCACAACAGCATATCGAAATGGTCGAGAAAGGCTGGAACCCTCTGGAAGACGACGCGGCTGCGATGCGTCTGGCTGTCCGCCTTTGGATGACGGTTCAGCGCAAGACCGACCGCGCCGTCGTCACTGCTCAAGACCCGCGTTTCACGGGCACGATCGAGGTCCCATTCGTAGCCGAAGACCAAGGGGAATATGCCGGGGCTCGGCGCGCAGTCGTGCTGGTCGCCGCTGAAATCGGGGCTGCGATGTCCTCATCCGCCCAGCCCACCGACGACGGAGGCGCCCATGGCTGAGCCGATCTTCCCCATGGAATACCTGCACGGCGTCAAGGTGGTGGACATTGGCGATCTGCGGGTGGCTCGCGGCATGTCGCGCCGGCCTGTCTCCACCTGTCGGCATCTGCGGCTGGCATTCGACACCAACGAGCGGCGCATCTATTGCCAGGACTGCGAATCCGATGTGGCGCCGTTCGACGCGTTCCTGCAACTTGTCGAGCGCCACCACCATCTGGAGGCCAAGGCCGAGCGGCTGCGGCAGGATGCGGCCCACACGGTCACCAGCCGGGCTGCCAAGCGCATAGACGAGGCATGGCGCAGCAGAACCATGGCCCCATGCTGCCCGCATTGCAGGACGCCGATTATGCCGGAGGATGTGCTGAATGGGCGCCTGCCGATGACCAACAAGGAATGGGAGGTGCGACGCCGCGCCGCTCAAGCCGACACCGACAAGAAGGAGATGTGATGGTCATCACCATCGAACAACACGAGCTACAGCGCCTGCTGGTGGAGGCCGCGCGCCAGGGCGCCAATCACGCGATCGACGACCTGGTCTGCTACCACTTCAATGAGGCCTGCGAGCGCCTGGGCATCAGCTACAACACGCTGAAAAAGCGCATTCAGGAAGGCAAGATTCGGCCTGTCGACGGGCGCATCACCGGCGCCGAAATCCGGCGGTATCTAGCCCAGCTTCGCAGCGATGCTTGACCCGTGCGGGTTGTAATAGACCATGGCCATCTTCGGGTCGGTCCAGCCGAACATCTTGCACAGGTCCAGCACGTCGATCTTCTTGGCGATCATCGTTGCCGCGGTGTGGCGCGTGTCGTGGAAGGTGAACCCCTCCAGCTTGGCGCGCTTGCGGTACTTGCGAAACAGGGCATCCAGGGACGCCGAAGCGAGGCCGAACACCAGCTCGTCGTCCCAGCCCTTCATCCGCGCCAGGATGGCGCGCGCCCGCGTCGACAGCGGCACATCGCGCGGCCGGTCGCTCTTCGTGTCGGGCAGGTGCACGTGCAGCTCGTGCACGTTCTTCCACGTCAGCCCGCACAGCTCGCCGGCGCGCATGCCGGTGCGCAGCGCCAGCAGCATGCAGTTGGCCACCGCCTGCCCGGTGCTGGCCACTCGCCCGCGGCGCCGGTAGCCCATCTCGCGCAGCATCGCCCGCACTTCCCCCATTGCGATCACTCGGTCGCGGTGTTTGCCCTTGGCAGGCTTGCGGATGCCGCGGCAGGGATTGACCTGCACCCATTCCCATTCGAGCCGGGCCGCCTCGAATACGGAGGCCAGCAGGCTCAATTCACGAAGCACCGAGGACGGCCCTATTCTCTTGGCGCGGTCGTCCCGGAACGCGGCGACGTGTTGGGCCGTGACCTTGGACATGGGCAGATCCAGCGGGAGCTCGTAACTTTCGAAGGCAGCCAGGCGCACCTGCTCCCACCGCTCCCCCTTCCGATGCGGGGACACTTCATCGCTGTATTTTCGCAACGCCTGGCGCAGCGTATGCAGGTCGCCGGCCGGCTTTGTGGCGTGGTCGCGGATCTGCGCCTCACGCTTTGCCGCCCACTCGACCGCCTCCCGGCGCGTGGGGAAGGTGTCGCTGTCGCGGACGCCCGCCAGCTTGATCTGGGCGCGGTAGCCCTTTGCTGTCTTCTGGATGCTTGCCATCTGGGGCCGAGGCCGGGGCCTGGATGGGGCCGGAGACTGCGAATTCTTGCTTTTTAGCAGTCAACCGATCACCCACTCATCCCGCCAAACCGTTGATTTGAAAGGCTTTGATATTAGCCGATCAACGGTTTTCAATAAGTTGGTGCGAAGGAGGGGACTCGAACCCCTACACAATCCAGTGTTCATGCGGCTTTGCGGCCTCATGTTGTCCGTATGTTGTCATTCAGGCGGGAGGGCCATGAGCCCTTCCGCCTTTTTTCGTTTGGGATCCGAGCGCCGAACCTATACTGGACCTTCCCACCTGGTCAGGAGCGCGTCATGTGCGGTCGCATCGTCCAGAAGTCAGGCCCCATGGACTACGTGGAGCGCCTGTTCCCCAATCCCCGCCGGATCTTCTCCGACCCGGCCGGGCCGGACTACAACATCCCGCCTGGTAGGCAGCCGCTGGCAATGCACCAGCTTGCGGGCGAGTTCGAGGTCGACCGCCTGCCATGGGGATGGCGCCCCAACAATTCCAAGTACCTGATGTCCAATGCCCGCCTGGACAAGATCCCGGCCGGCGCGTGGCCCTGGAAGATGCTCACCGGGCGCGGCCGCATCCTCGTGCCGGCGGACGGCTGGTATGAATGGAAGCCCCTGGCCGATGGGCCGAAGCCGCCCAAGCAGCCCTACTACATCCACGCCACCGACAATGCGCCCTTGTTCTTCGCCGGCCTGAGCAACTGGCAGCCGGACGCCGAAAAGGACGAGGCCCACGGCTTCGCCATCGTCACCAACGACGCCGCAGGCGGAATGATCGACGTTCACGACCGCCGGCCGGTGGCGCTACCTCCCGACTTGGCGCTGCAATGGCTGGAACCCGACCTACCCACTGCGCAGGCGGTCGCGCTGCTCTCTCAAGGGCTGCCAGAAACCGCCTTTACCTGGCACCCCGTGCGTCAGGAAGTGGGCAATTCCAAGTACAAGCTCCCCGACGCCGTCGAACCTGTCGAGCCTATGACGCCGGCTTGACCTTGTCGTAGAGTGTGATCGCGCTGGCCAGGGACGGCTCCATACCGTGGCGCGTGCCGTTCGCGGCCCACACCTCGTACTGCCAGCGGTTCTGTGCGAACACTCGGCAGATGGTCCAGCCGCCGGGCCCTGCCCAGTAGTATTCGTCACGCTGCTGCCAGTCCGCCACGTCCACCATGTTCCGTCCCCTTACGGCCGAAATCGGGGCCGAATTGCGCGAATTCTAGGCTTGATTACACTGTATGTCCATACAGTATTTTTAGCCATGCCTTTCCGCAACCCTCTCTCCGCCGAGCAGCTGCGCGCCATCCGCGAGCGCCAGCCCTGGAACCCCGATGTGATCGCCCTGCTGTGGGAGGTCAAGCGCCTGCGCTCGGTGCTGCTGCGCCTGCACCAGGTATCTGGCGACCTGAAGCGGCCGCCCAGCCTGATGGGCCAGATCTACGATGACCTGATCGCCGGCCTGGCCGAGGAACCCTGCGTCATCGAGCGCGACCAGGACGTGGCCGAGCTGCTGGAAGAGCCGCGCAAGCTACGCAAGGGGATGGGGCCAAGATAGTCGCGTGATTTTTTCCGATCTACATGGCACAGTTCGCACTCTAATACTTCGGGAGGTCGAAATGCATGACTTGGCGAATGACGAGGTGTACGTGCAAAACACCGGTGGACAGCGTACTGGTCCTTTCCGGGGAGCCCTAACTGGCAAAACCCTTATGGTTTTCGACAAGACGTTTGACGTCAGTGAAGGCGACACGATTTTGAGGAAGCTCCCAAGCGGTCGCGAAGAGTCTTATCTGGTCCACTTGGCAACATTCCTAACGGGCTTTGACAATGAGCCGGTTTGGAAAATAGATCTAGAAAAGACCACCGCCATTCCTTCCCGAACTTCTCTCAAGGCTCCAACTGTCAACATCCACAACTCCACAGGGATTCAAGTGGGGAATCACAATCTGATGAATTTCGAGCTCGCCATGAAGGAGATGATCAAACAAATTGATGAATCCCAGGCGTCTCTGGAAGAGAAAGCCGAAGCGAAATCCCGTCTGCAAGCGCTCCTTACTCACCCGCTGGTAGTCAGCATTGTTGGTGGCATCGCCGGCACATTGATGTAATACGGGCAGGGCTGCTCTTACCGGCGGCCTCGTAGGCCGCGGATATAGCCCTGCAGGCCGTTCACCTGGTCGGCCCATCCTGCGGCGTCGGCAGCCAGGTCTCCATATTCCGCGTAGCACGCTGCAAAACCTCCGATCCAGTCGGGGCCGGTCTCATCAGGTCGGCGGCCGGCTCGGGGATTCGCGGGATCACGGCCGGCGGCGCGGAGCAGCCGGTCAAGGTCAGCACGGGCAGCAGCCAGGCCAGCTTTCGCAGCCTCTCGCGCCAGCACGGCACCACGGTATTGGGCATCAGCACGGTCTTTCTCCAGTTGGTAGGCTTCTGTGATGGCGCGCTGCGCGGCCTCAGCGCGGGCGCGCTCCTTGATGACGCCGACGGTTTCCCGGTGCGCGCCATTCAGCGCGAACGCCGCTCCCAGCACCATCACCACCGCCGCGCCGCCGATCCAGGGCGGCGCCATGCGCAGGATCGGGTTCACGGCTGCACCTCGGCGACGGCCTGGCGGTAAAGGGGCGGCCAGCTGTCCGGCTTGGGCTTGCCCGGCCGCCAGGTGCGCAGATACAGCGCCCAGGCCGCCTGCGTATCACCGACCGGCGGCAGCGCCTTCGGATCGGTCCAGAGCAGCAACCGCGCCACGCCAGCGGCCAGCACGTCGTCATACTCCAGCGCGCCGTAGATCGCATCCGGGTCGCAAGCCACACTACGGGCCTTGCACAGCGCCGCCAGGCGGTCCTTGCTGGCCTGGTGCAGGTATACACCCCACACGCCGCCGCGGCTCAGCCGCGTGCCCTTTTCGAATTGCCAGAAGCCGCGTGCCGGGCCGACGATCTGGCGGCGATGCACGAAGCGGCCTTCCTGCAGGCCGATCGCCAGCAGCATCACGCGCGCCTCGGGCGTATCCATACGCGCCGGCAGCAGCGCCAGCGCCGGGGTGATCGCGGTTGTGGTAATCGTCTTGAGATCCATGATCAGCCCTCCCCGCCCGACCGCAAGCCCAGTAGCTTGGACCGCACCTCGGCGAGCCATTTCAAAAGCCCCTTTTGCCGCATGCTCGCCATCCAGCGCATGTACGCCCCCAACACCCACCAAGCCGGAAGGCCAGCCAGCAGCATGCATGGCCCCAGCACGTAGAACAGCGCAAGTAGCTTTTCTTCACCGCCCCCGCTGCGCGCCGCCACCCAGTGGGCCGTCTCCATCAACGACGGCCGCCATGACAGCACACCGATTGCCAACAGTGGTCCGAAGAAGAACGAACACGACACGGTGCAAATCGTGCGCTTGACGAACTCCTGCGGCGACCGCGGCGGCATGATGAGCATGCCCAACAGCGCCGCGAGCGCCGCCGGCAGCCCGAAGGCCAAGGCGATCTTCAGGGCCGCCCACCCTCCCAATCCAGTGGAACCCGGTTCCATTCGCATACTCCCTTGATGGGTTCGCATTGCTGCCTCCCGTTATATGGACAAAAAAAAACCCGCCGAGGCGGGCTGTGCTGGCTCAAATCAGTGGGTCAGTAGCCGTCAACATCCACGACCGTGACGTATCCGGGTCTGATGGCGCTGTAAAAGCCAACGTCGCCCGCGTAGGGCTGATCGTTGATGGCGACCCAGCCCACACGTACGCCCGTAGACAGGGCTTGAACCCCGTCTACAAGCTGGCGCATCGCGTTGGCGGTGTCGAAGACGGTATAGGCAAGCCCCGCATTTCTGCATGTCGCAGGGATCGCCGCGTAGGTTCCGGATGGCAGCCCTCCCAGGTCCACCAGGGCGTTGTTGTCGACCGGCGTGCCGGCGGGCAACGTGTAGAACGCCTTGGGGCGCATGTACCGGTTGCCAGAGTTAAAAACCTCCCGTCCCTGAGCGTCACGCACGCGTATCCCCCAGCCACTCGTCAACGGTGGCGGCCGGTCGAATAGATACCATCGCACCGGCGTAGAATTCATCCACTTCAATTCCGCCACCAACTGATATACCCAGGTGCTGCCAGACACGTTGACCGCCTTGTAACCAACCGGATAAGACGACCGAATCGCAACCACTGGAGCCTCCCTTCCCGTGAAAGTCAGCGTCCCATACCGAATGTTCATTTGGTCGCCTTCCTGGCTTAGGGATAGGTCACCCGATTGGATCAAAGCCAAATTGGCGAACGTGTCGTCGACCTGAACAATCCCGGTGTCCGTCGTTACCTTGAAGCCGTATGTCATCAGTACACCCAAACAAGAATCTTCACTGAGTATCCAGTGGTTGGATTGGTTGAGAAATCCCAGCTGATCGTGTTCCCTGATAGGTAGATTGCCGGGCCGTTGTAGAAGACGTCCAACGGCGCACAGACGGCCATGCCCAATTGCCCGCCGCCAACCGCATAGCTGCGAGCGCCAGCGGAGCGCCCCGTCTCGATGGTTTCCAACAAACGCGCCATCCGCTGATTGGTGTCTAGGATCACGCGGCCCGCCGCATCACGAACAATGATTCCGTAGCTCATAGCGACGCGCTCAGGTTGCCAATTTGCACGCGGACGACGCCGTTTCCATCCAGCACAAATTCCACGTCAGGGCGCACCACCTTGCGGCCCTGGCCTGGCGTGTAAGCGTTCATGGAAAGCGTCCCAGACTTGTCCAAACGCCACCCGCTGACGTTGGCTTGGTAGTTGTTAGACTGGATGTAATCGCCGATCTTGGCGCTGGTGATCGTGCCGTCTTGGATGAAAGCCTGGCTAATAAAGGTCTGCCCGTTCTGGATAGCGAAGGGCGTGGAAACCACCCCGTTGGCAAGGTTGATGAGCGCCAGACGGTCGGCCAAGAAAAGCACCTGCGTCTGCATGCCCTCGGGCGTGTTCTCGACGCCTACGCCCATGCCGGCGCTGTAATACTTTCCGTCCACGGTTACGCCGGCCTTGATGCTCACCATCGCATTTAGGCCGTCTTTCACTTCCTTGATCTCGGTCGCGGCGCCGCCCCCCGATTCGATTTCGGTTATCAAGTCCTGGCCGAGCATGGACTTTTCGATCTTGCCGCCGATCTGCTCCAGGATCGGGCCCGCGTCCGAACTGGCCTGGCCGCGTACACCGATGCCGGAAGCCGCGGGATACCACTCCCCCGCTACCCCGTTCTTGTCGACCAGCCGAGCCCAGAACCACAATTCCTGGCCAGCACGCAGGCCCAGCAATGTGTGCGTGTTCTGCGGGTAGGCGAAGACGCCCAACGGGATGGCCGATTCAAAGCTGGAATTCTGCGAGTAGTAGACCTCGGTGCGCTCGATGATCGACGGTCCAGGCGGTAGGCCCCAGTCCAGCTGGATGGCGAACAACAGGCCTTTGGCAATCAGGCTCGTCACCACCGGCGGCGGCCCGACAATGCCGTCCAGCTGGGTCAGCGTGGACGTGGTCCAGATCGACGCCACGCCCAGCGAGTTCAGCGCCCGCACGCGGAACGTGTAGCCGCCGGCGTAAATGTTCGGCACCTCCACCCGCGTGTAGCCCGTGCCCGGCAGGTTGATCCAGTCGGAGTTATCGCGGCGCCACTGCACCTCATAGGCCACCGCGCTATCGGCCGCCTTCCATTCGAAAACGGCGGTGTGATTCGCAATGCCCTGGCTGACGATGTAATAGGCGCTGATCTTCGGTTCCGTGGGCGGCGACTGCACACCCGGCGGCACCACTGAAATCGGCGGGCGGTCCAGGCGCGTACCGAAGTCGACGTTGTTGAACTTGCCCGGCTCGTGCTGGATAGCCGAGATATCGGCCAGCACACCATCCTTGCGCTTGATGCTCAGGACGCGGAACGTCTGCGCCGACAGCGCCTCAGACTCCAGCGTCCACACGCAGTCCGGCTCCGGAACCTCAGAAAACGGCGTGCTGACATCGATATGCATGGCAGTGCCAGGCAGGCCGATCAAGTCCCAAGTCAGCGCGGTTGAGTCGTAGCTGTAAACCCCGCTGTCCAGCGTCAACGGCTCGCCCATCGCCGAAGACACGATCCGTGTTTCGGACTTGCCGCTGGGCAGGTTCACGGTCAGGCGGTCACCCGGCCGGATACCCAGTTCGGCGTCGACCACGATTCGGCTGTCCGTCGCTTCCCGGATGCGTCCGCCGATACGCCGCCCGGCCAAATGCTGATCGGCAATGCGGATGATGCTGCCGGGTCGGATCTGGCAATGCTCCAAGCCGACGCTGAAGGTGACGCCGCGGGTCTCCAGATTGGAGGTCAGTAAAAGCCACTTTCCGACGCGGTTCGCCTGGCCCCGGGACGTGCATCCGAAAGCCGTCACCTCCAGCTGCTTGATGCCGTAGCGGGCAATGCCCTCTCGGTTCTCGACATACTCGACCTTCTGGCGTCCCATGTCCGTCAAGTCGGTCCAGGACACCAGCGCGACCGTGTAGCGCGTGTTCAACGCCGACCCGGTGTAGGAGAACCGGCCATCAATGACGTTGGCTGACGAGTACGTATAGACCGGATCACTCGGCATGTCGGCCACGGCGATCACCGAAGAATTCGCCCAGTACGCCATGCCGCGAAACACGGATGCCAGATCCTGGACAACGCGGTACGCATCGGCCGTCGTCTGCAAGTAGACATTGCAGGTGAATCGCGGCTCCTTTCCGCCGAAGCCGTCGTCCACCAGTTCATCGCAATACCGGCCGATCTGGTACAGGCCCCACTTGTCCAGCCAGCCGGCCGGAACCCGCTCGCCCAGGCCGTAGCGGTCATTGCCCACCAGGTCGAAGAACACCCAGGCCGGGTTATCGGTCCACGCCGTCTTGAACGTGCCATCCCAGGTTCCGATATAGGCGCGCGTCTCCGGGTCGTAGTTGCTCGGCACCCGGATAATGCGGCCCTTCAGATCATAGGCCCGCGTGGGCACGCTCTGGAACTGCGCCGCGTCAATCTTGATACCGACGACGGCGGACATGGGATAGCGCAGCTTGGCGTCGATCACCTCGGTTACGGCGTCGACGATGGTGCGATCCGCGATCGTGTTGCTGTTCGCGTTGGCAGTCAGGCGCCGAACGCGAACGCTCCACCCCTGTTGCGCACCGGCCGGCAGCTCAACACGATGCGACCGCGCGTAGCGCTGCGTGGTCTTGCCGTCGAAGGCGCTGGCCAGCACCTGCTGGTAGGCGCCGCCGTCCCGGCTTACATCGATGGCGTACTCGACACGGTAGCCGTTGATATCGCCGTTCGACGTGTCGGCGCGGCTCAGACCCTCGACGGCCAGCGTCACCCGTACAGCGGACAACTGGCGATTGGTGAACAGGCGGACCCAGGGCTGCGTGGCCTTCAGTTCGGTGTTGACGCCGATGGTGTTCTCGGACGCCGGGAACCCAGGCAATGGGTCTTGCCATTGCGTGCCAGTGCGGAAGTCGATCGACACGTTGGAAAAGTTCAGCGAGCCGTCTGCATTCGCAACGGGCGTGCCATTGAGGTATACGTCCCGCAGCGCGCCACCAAGGCCATGCACAGGGCCGTAGATCTCGCCTTCGCTCAACAAATCGATGACGCGGGCATAGGCGATGCTATGCAGGCTATCCGGGGCCTCGCTGGGGCCTCGGCCACCACCGCCGCCCTTGCCGCCCTTATGGCCGACGACAGGCGCGACTTCAACCCGACGACGCCCATAAAAAAAGGCACCCGAAGGTGCCTTTCTGCGTTGCCTCATTTTCATGCCTGATCCTCAGAGAATATTCCGGCCGAGATCGTCGCGCTGCCGATAATCATGTGCCCGTACAACACCGGTACAGGGTTGCCCTGGGCTGACGTGTTGACCGGCCCATTGAAGTTGTAGGATGCCCCGTTCTCCGGGCGATCCGCTGAACTCAGTGAGCGCTGCTGGGGTGAGAGCATCTGCACCACACCACCAATGAACATCGACGCCCCAATCATGGCCGTCGCGCCTGCAATCCCTTTTGCCGCAAAAGCAGCGCCCACACCGCCTGTATAAATGACCGCAGCGGCGACCAGGACAGCGCCCAGAACAGTCTGGAACAGCCCCGCACGCTTCCCGCCCGTTGCCACCGGGGCGATGCGAATATCGTTATCACCAACCGGGTGTGCCATCTGGCCTTCGCTCAGGTTCCGCTTACCGACAAAGCAAGCGTAGGCCACACCCTGGCCGGCGCTGGACGCCAGCTTGGCCTCAAAGCCAGGCACAAGCACGCAGAGCGCGCGGACAGCTTCCGCGGTGCTGTTGACTGCCAGCCGATGCACCCGGCCGAATTCCGTGCCCAGGCGCCCGTACAGCCGCACCGTGCGTAGTGTTTCGTTCATGCTTCACCCTTGATAACGCAGCACCAGGCGCGTTGCCTCGCGCCAATAACCGCCATACACCACCCGCTCAGACTGCCTGCCGTACAGGTGGTGCAGCATCGCGTCCGGAACCGAGAACAATCCCGGCGCTTCCTTCAGCCCTTCGGCACCCAGGAACACGCCAGCGTGGTTGGCGCGGTTGGATCGGACCTGCATCAGAATCACGTCGCCTGGCGCCATGTCCTCGCCGGCCTGCAGCGGCCGGAATCCCGCCTCGGCATAGTGGTCCATGTACAGGTCGCCTTCGCGGCCCGGCTCCCACCAGCCGTCATCGCGCTGGAAGTCCAGCAGCTCGATACCGCGCTCGCGCTTGTACCAATCCCGCACCAGGCTGTAGCAGTCCAGCACCCCATGCGCGAACTGACGGCCCAGCAACGGAGCCTGGAAGCCCACCGGGGTAAAGCCCCGGACCTCGCCCGCCACCACGGCGCCGTCTTCGTCCTTGGTCACGGCCACGATGAACCAGGGCAGGCCCGTAGCCTCGCAGGCCACGCGGTCCGCCTCGCTCGGCGCCGGCGTCTCGTCGGGATGCGAATGCACGATTGCCACGATCCGGCCGGTGTCTTCGGCCGCAGCGTAGTCGTCGGCCGCCAGCACGAAATGGTCGGCGCTGGCCGCCGTATTCCGGCACGGCACATACACCTCACGGCGCGCCACCATCACGACCAGCCCGCAGCACTCGCGTGGGTACTCGGCTACCGCATGGGCGCGGATGGCTTCCATTGTCTTCTTGCGCATGTCTATCCCCTGATCAGGTCGGCCGAGGGGAACCCGCCGAAGTTGATGACCTCGTATTCGCCGAATCGCTTCTTGCAGTCCGACATAAGACCCGAGCAGCGATCTCGCGCCGGGTCCGTGACCGGGTTGCCGGCTAGGTCGAACATGCGGCTACCGGTATAGCCGCAGTACGGGCCGCGGTAGCCGCCCTTGCGCAGCCAGCCGCATACGCCGGCGATGATCGGTCGGCTGGGCAGTTGTTGGCCGTCGAAGTCCAGCGCGCTCGACAACTGGAATTCCACCACCTCGGCGGTTTCGGCCGTCTTCTGCTGCACGATCCAGACCTCGGTCGGTAGTTCTTCGGCCGGGTTCGCGGTTGGGTTGCCTTCCGGGAAATTCTGGGCGTCAAGGTAGCTGCCCAGCGTGCGCCGCACCCGGACCCAGGCGCCCACCAGGTCATCCAGCGCGATACACAACGAGGAAATCACGCCCGCAATCGGCTTGCCCTCGGCGTCCGCGCCGATGTTTCCGACCGACAGCATGGGCGTGGGCTGCTGGCCGTCGCCCACCTGCTCGAAGCCTTCCGCCGTGATCGCCCAGGGGTCGTACTGGTTGCCCTGCCACCAGATAGGCCCTACCTGCGTGTAGCCGTGGAAGCGCTGAAGCGTCCCGCCTATCGGCGTGGCGTCCAGCTCGTAGAGTTCGACCAGGTCGCCGACCTCCAGTTTCTGCACATCTGCATAAATCCGCATGCTGCCCCCTATGCCCGCAAGGTCTTGCCGAAGATGAACAGGTCATCCAGGTTCGCGGCGGTCAGACCCAGTTCATCAGCGATTGCATTCAGCATCGGACTGTCGCGCTCGAACTGCTGAATGTCGTTCCATGCTTCGCGGTAGTAAGCTGGCGTGGTCGCTCTGGCAAGCAACTCCTCGACTGCGGCGAGCAGGTCGCGTTTTTCCTCGTTCGGCGCCGATGTGTCATTGATAACGACGTGGCCGCCCTCGATCGTTGACAGCCGCAGAGCCTGCCGCCCCTGAAAGCGAGAAACCACCACGGGGACATACTCAGGCGCTGCGGGAACCACCGGCCGGATGGCCGGGACCAGCGTTTTGGGTGCGTCTATCCGCCCACCGCGGGACGCCATGAATTCGTAAAAGCCCTGCGAATTTTCGGCGCGCACATCGTCCTCAAATTCCCAAAATTCGCCCGTTTCTGTATCTCGAAATAGCTGCATCATCGGTACTCCCAGACACTGCTGATGGTGGCGGCGTTGCCCTTCTGCATCCTGTAGGACGCTCCGGCGGCGACAACGCACGTCATCGATAGGCCGTTAGCAGCGGACGAGAAACCCATGGTGCTTCCCGGAATCCAACCCGTAGACCCACTCGGCCGAATATCAATGCTCACAACCGCCGACCCAGACACGTTGAAGCCGATATGGATGACAATGGGCCGTCCCGTCGTGTTGGTATAGACCGTCAGATCAAAAGCCCGCGAGCCTGTGACATCTTGATAGGATTGGCTCAAACCGAACACTTGATCGCGCACTGGCTGAAACGCCGCATTGAGTGCGGCATAGTCGCTGGCCAATTGCGCGGCGTCGACGCTCCCAGGGTTGGTGACTGCGCCGAACGCCTGGATGGTCCAGACGCCAGAGACGTTCGTCATGCGGGTTTCAACGCCGGTACGCGCCACCCGGGATGCGTCGAACGTAACCTGCTGTTGGCCGCCGGTGCCCGATGAACCGAGCTGATTTACCCCCGATCCGGTGGTGGTCAGGGGCGTATCCACCGCACCGGCCCCGGCGGTCATAGTGAAAGTTGTCCCGGACGATGGGCGGACGGACCAAGAGCCTGTAATGTTTTGCAAGGCATCCGCCTGGATAGCGCCATTCGTTCCAGCCGACCGCGCACCGTCTCCCCGTAACACCACCGCCGCGTAAGCACCTGACGACTTGCCGTTGTAGTCCGGCACCCGGATGGTGGTCGATCCGTCGCCGAGTGTGTAGGCCCCGCGCTTGAGCGGGTCGGCCAACCAATCAGCCTCGGCCACCACCGGCACCTTGCCGTCGACGACCATCTGCGCCAGATCGGGGAACGTGGCGCGACCCACGGTCTGCCCGTCAGACGGAATCTGACCGGCGGGGAGGGATGAGCGCAGGGGCCACCAGGCCACCGACCCGACCGGTGGCCCGGTAGGGATCGGCGGCAGCTGGCCGGCGGGAACCTTGCCCCCAGAATCCAAGGTCGCTACACCGCTCGCCGCGCCCTTCTCGGCCGACTTCACGGCGCCGCCCAGCTGCTCTACGGGAACCTGGCCCGCCTCATCGAGCGTAGCCACGCCATCCGCGGCCCCTTTCTGCGTCAGCGGGATAGAGTCCTGCGCCGCCGGCAGGTTGACTGCCGGAACCTTTCCCTGCGCATCGAGCGGTGCGACACCGCCCGCAGTGCCCACAGGCAGGTTCGCCAGAGGCACCTTCGTACCACCGTCCAGTGGGGCCACGCCATCGGCTGCGCCCTTTTGATCCAGCGGGATGTAATCGGCGAGTTCCGGCAGGTACGTGGCCGGCACCTTGCCGGTGGCATCCAGTGGGGCGACGCCCCCAGCCATGCCCTTCTGGGTCGCGGGGATCGCGGCGTCGGCCGTGATCTTGGCCTCGGTGGCAGTCTGTTCCGCGTTCGCCGCGGTCAACTCCACCGCGTCGACGCCCGTCTGCACCTTGGTGAAGTTGGCGTTGACCTTGGCCATGCCGTTGCGCAGCGGATCACCCGTGCCGTCATTGGCCTGCTGGCCAATAGGGATTTGTTCAAGTTGTTCCATCGTTTCTAGGGTCTGAAGACCTGCTCGAATGTTGCGGAAAGCGTGTAGACCGTGCCACCGACCGGCGTCAGGCTGAACGAGGAAACCTCGTAGTAGCCCTCTTCGCCGGCCGGCGGCGTCCACAAGAAGGAACGGACACCCGAATGTCTATCCAGGAAGTCCACCGCGGCCATGATTTCCGCGCGGTCCCCCTGGATCTGAACGGGCCAGGACTGAACCCGATTGTTGATGCCATCGCCTACCACCTGGCGATACCCGTCACCAAAGCGCGCGACGATTCGCCGATAGGTAACCGTCCCCGCCGGCTGGCCCGTTGCGCGCCAGGTAAACCGTTCAGCCATATGTGGCCCTCCCGTTCATTGCCTTCCAGGCCGTTCCATTCGCCTTGTAGGAGCGATCAACGACACGCTGGGCAACTGCCTCCATCTGAGACAGCATTTCGCGCCCTATGGCCTCATCCTGGCCTTGCTGAGACGTTTGCCGGCCGGAATCGTTGAAGATCACCTGATTCGTGATGGTGTAGGTGGTGCCAGCACCGCCACCGCTGCCCGGCACGCTGTTGCGCAGCGGCGTCACGAAACCGCCATCTCCCCCGCTCATCAGGTAGGTATTGCCGCCCTCCGAATACAGCTCGGGCCCCAGTTCGTTCACCCTGTAAAGTGAGTTCGGAGCCGTGGGGCCGCCAGATGCGCGAGCACCCGCAACCGCCCCCCAGCTACCGGACATCCCATCGACATTGCCGGTCATCGACCCGCCAGCCGTGGCACCCGCACCAGCGGTGATACCGCCGGCAAGAGCGCCAACGATGCTTCCGACCATGCCGACAATGGCTTGGCGTGCCGCGATGCGCGCCAGGTCGGAAAGGACGCTCTTGGCGAAGTCCGCGAAACTGAGTTTCCCAGTAGTGGCGAATTTGACGACCGCGTCTTCCATACCCTGAAAGGCATTGGAAAACAGCGTCTTGGACTGCCCGGCCACGTTGGATGCCGAATCCAGGTAGTTATCCAGCGCGGATGTTGCGCCCTTCGTCCAATCGCCCTGAGCCTCGCGCACCTGATCGAAATACCCCTGCTGCATTTCCAGGCGCTTCGTCAGGTTCTCTTGCAGCAACAAAGTTTCGGCTTGGTAGCCCTCCGCCGTCACCTTGCCCAGCGTGTGGTCCCTTGTCAGCCGTTCAACCTGGTTCTGGTAGTCGCGCAAGATGCCCTGGCGGGCGCGCAATTCCTCCTGCGCGCGGTCGCCCATCCCGATGCCCGCGACCTGGTCGGCAAACTGCTGTTGCTCCAGACGGCGAGACGACTCCAGGCTGGAGCGTAGGGCTTCCAGTTTGGCGGCTTCCTGCTTGGTGCGCAGCTCCTGTTCAGCCGCGACGTTCAGATCCAGCTGAGCCCGCAGCTTGTCTTGCTGTGCGAGCAGGCTTTTCTGGTCCGCCGTCAGTACCTTCTTTTCCTTCAGGTCGGCGATCTGCTGCTCGAACTCGGCGCGCTTCTGGCCCCAACCCGCCAACTTGCCTTCACTGGCGATCTGGGCCTTTAGCGATGCTTCGCCTTCGCGGAACTGCTGCAACAGCTTCACCGCGGCGCTATCGGTATAGGCCTTGGCCGCAGGATCCTTGTACTTGTCGTTGATCTGGTCGATCAGCTTCTTCTGGGCTTCCAGCGTGGCGCCTGTCAGCGCCGCGTCTTTCTTGACCTGGGCAATCTCGCGCTCGCGCTTCTGCTGGTTGGTCTCCGTTTCCTTCGCCAGAGCCGCCAGCCGGCCGGCCGCCGCCACCTTCTCGGCCTCCTGCCGCTTCAGCATGCCCTGAATTGCGGCTTCGTCCGCCTGCTGCTGGAGCATGGCGGCCTCTGCATTCAGCTTGTCGGCCTCCTTTTCCAAGGGCCGCGCACGGCGGCGAGCCCCACGGCCACCATCGCCGAAAAATGCCTGGGATTCGTCGGTTGGCGGCGTTGCATTGGTCCGCAGCTTCGTCAACTCGGCGTTGACTTCCCGCAGGCGGCCAACCAGGTCATCGAAGCTGGGGGCACGCCCAAGGCTTTTCATCGCCTCCCATGCACCGAGCGCGCCTTGCTTGGTGGAGTCCCAGGCGCGCTCAAGATAGCCCAGGTTCTGCCGCACATCGTCCGCCTGCTGCTTCACAGCATCGGCATACGTGCGCTGGGCGAGTGCAGCGGCCTCCTGCGTACGCCCCTGGCGCTCCAGCGCCGCAATCTGCTCGTAGATCGCGAGCGTCAGAAAGTTCTGCTTCTCGTTGAGCGCCGCTATGGCCTCGGCCGGCTTCGTGCGCAACGATTCGAATTCCTGAATCGTGTCACCGATGGCCTTTCCCGTCGCCCGGTTCATTGCGACCGCGGCGACCCCAACGGCCTGGATGTTCTGCGTCGTGATCTTGCCGGACGCCGCGATGAGGTTGAGCGCATCAACCGCCTTCCCGCGCGAGCCAGCAACAGCACCGATCCGGGACGCAAGATCGGACATGCCGGTGGCCGTCTGACCGATGGCGTTCCCGCTGAGAATCAGCGTTTTGGTGAATTCCTGTTGTTCCCCCTTGCCCGAAGACAGCGCAGCAATCCACAGTGCCACCGCGCCAGCGGCCAGCGTGTAGGGGTTCACCAACCCCAGAATGGCGCCGCCCAGGGCTTTGGCGGCCGGCACGATACCGCCAAACATGTCCTTCAGCTGGCCGCCTTGCTGAAGCAGGACGGTCAGCGGCTGCTGGCCACCTTGGAGTGACACGACAATGTCAGTCAGCTGCGCCGGCACACCCCGAAGGGCGGCAGCCTGCTGTGCGGCGCTTATTCCGTACTGGTTCAACTGCTTGCCAGCGCCGGCCGCTGCCGCGCCTGTGGCCGATAGCTTGGCCTTCAACTCGTCCAGAATGGACGTGGGTACGTCACGCAGCGCAGCGTTGTACAGAATCTGCTGCTTGCGCGTAAAGTCGATGGTATTGGCCTGGTTGATCAGGGCATCGACCCGGCGGCGCTCGGCTGCCGTCAGCTTGGCATAGTCCGCCTGGGCTGACTGCGACATGTCGCTGGTGCGACGCTTCGCCGTCGCAATGGCGGTATCGAACTGCGAAGTGTCGACAACAATGTCTAGCCGCGCGGTTCCTATGCTTTCCTGTGCCATAGTTCAGCTCTTGTGTAGATACTCCAGGGCGGCCCGCTCGATCATCCGAAGCATTTCCATGACCTGGCGCTGCCGCTTGCGCGGCACCCCGTGCAATTGCAGGTCTGCATACATAGCCAGGTAGTCCAGACCAACGGGACCGCCAGCCCCGACCCGCCACTGCGTTTGGTTGCGCACAAAAAGCGCGAAGGCATCCGCCAATTCCGGCGGAACCTCCACCGGCGGCCGCTTGAACAGCGAAGGCCGCGAGCGGATGCCCGCCAGCGCAAGCGCCTGCGCAGATGGCGGCGTCCAATAGAACGCCGCCACCGCCGCCCTTACCCGTTTCCCAGTTCGACCTGGAGCGCTCGGTTGTAGGCCTGGACGATGGCCAGATCCGCGCCGGGCTGGTGCTGCCGCAGGGCGACGATGCCGGCTTCATCCAGCGGCATATCCGCGTTCCAGCGCTCGATGAGTTCCAGCAGCAGGGCATCGGTGCTAAGCTTGCCCTTTTCCACCTTCGCCATGAGGGCGCGGTACTCGTCGCCGGTCTTGTGGCGGAACGCCAGTTCCAGCGTCTGCGTCCGGCCCTGCCCGGTGATCGTCACCTTGGCTTCGATGACAGGATTTCCTTTGATGATGAACGTCATGCTTAGGCCTCGTCGTAGGTCACGGTGTCAGCAACCAGCGACAGCGTGAAGGTGTTCTGCAGGTTGACGTTCTGGCCCCCCGTCGCTTCCTTGCGGAACGAGGGATAGCCGTAGTAGTACGTGACGCTGCCGTCCGGGTAGGTGGTCTCCAGCACGACCGGCTGGCGCAGGCGGTCGGCAGTGATCAGCGCCTTGTACCAGGGCTTCTTGCGGTCGTAGTCGACCGTGTACGTCAGGACCGTCGGCGTCTTCACCGTAGGCTTCTGCTGCTGCTTTCCGGTCGGATCTTCGGTGTACTGGAACGTGTGGTATTGCTGCTCGCCGCCCGTGATCTGCACATCGGTGATCTGGTCCAGGCTGACCCAGTCATTGACCTTGCGGAAGGTGCCGGCGCCCTGGCCAGCCGGATACAGACGCAGGTCTTCGGTGTCCGCGCCTTCGATCTTGAATCCGTCAGCCGTCACACCCGACGCGCGGTAAACGGAATTGTCCAGAGCCGGCCAGCCCGAGGCCAGCACCAGCACATCGCCAGCCGTGGGCGGGGTGGCGGTCGTCGCGGTCGGGTCGATCCCATTCGTTACCGCGCTGATCGCCACCGCCTGCGCGAGCGTCTTCGAAACGCGGAATTGCGACCCGTTGATGAAAATGGAAGACATATCGAATCCTCAAAAAAAAGCCCGGCGCGTGCCGGGCGAGAGCTTGTTGCGAGGGGAAAACTAGGGGAGATACCAAATGCCGAAGTCCTGGCGGGTTCCCCGCTTCTTGATGACCTCTTCGTAAAGGCTGGTCGGCGCGCCGTAGGGCTCCACGGCAGGAAAGTCACTTTCGCAAAGCACCGTGGCGACCTGGTCAGCTATCGCCTCGGCATGCAAGCGCGTTTCGGCCCATACGTGGATCTGTACCCGCCGGTGCCGCGTCTCGCGCCGCTTCCCTTCGACGTACCACTGTTCCTGCCCGCCGACGCCCTGATACACGATGAGGGGAAATTCTGGCTTGTCTGGGGTGACATCTGGGTACACCCGCCCCGACACCAGCGGCGCGAGCAGGTTCTTCAGTCTCGAATCAAGGGACATTCCCCACCTCCTGCCCGGCCAGCAGCTCCGGCAACCTCTCCCTGCCACGCTTTATCATCGCCGCCTGGGCGCGAGCGCCGGCCGCTTCAAAGGCTGGACGAAGGAACGGGTATGCCGGCACCCACTTGGGAGAGGCCAGCTTTCGGCGCTTGTCGGTGACATAGGTGCCGTCAGGCTTCCGGATCACGGCATAGATCTGCCAGTGGCCGAACTCGACCAGGTGACCATGGGGCGCCTTCCGCTTGTTCCAGGTCACCGCGTACTGCACTTCCTTGTCGGTAGATCGGTTCTCCCGGAAGGCGAGATAGAGGGCGTCGGCCAGAACGCCGTTGTGGATGTTCACCCGCGCCTTAGCCTCGTCCCTCAGCACTTCGCCGCCTGCAACGGCCATCGAGCGCGCCAAGCTGACCCGGGCCGGCCCTAAGAGCCGATCCAGACCAGTCGACCACGCGGAGGTGTCAAATGTTGCCTGAATGCCGTTAGCCATCCTCGCCCCCTTGTTCGCATACAAGGTATGCCCTCCGGCGATCCTTGAAGTCGCGCGTCAGCCCCTTTACAGCAAAGGCGACACCGTCATGCATCACGCGCATTCCTTCATCTACGCCCAATTCCCGCACAGCATCAAAGCTCACCAGAAAGCTATAGCGTGCGATGGACGCGGACACGTTTGCCTGCAAGTTCGCCCTGATGGCGCCCAAGCCGGTCTCATTCGCAATGCCCGCCCACAGCGGCTCCCCATGGTTCACCCAGTCATCCAGCGGCTGGCCGGCGGCGTCGGTGCCCCCCGACCGACGCTGCACCTGGATGCGGCGATTCCGCTCGTTGGCGCTCATGGCAGCACCCGGGTGAAAGGAAACACCAGCTTTGCAAACGCGGGGTTCTGGTGAAGCACCTTCTCTCCGCCACCCTCCGGATTCTCCAGAAGATCGCCCACCAGCATCACAATGGCGAGCTTCAACGCCCACGGCGCGGGCCCTGGCTTGGCGGAGAACAAGATCGGGTACACGCCGGCATCGCTGGTTATCAGGCCCGGCCATATCGGCAACGGGTCCACGCGCCCCCCGACCGGCGTCCACTCGTAGGAAGCTTCTGCCAACGCGTAGCCTGTGCGCCGCTCGACAATCTCCCGGGCGGCCGAAATCACACCGGGGATTTCTTCGTCCAGCGCAGCATGGTCGATGTGCAAGAGCCGTTTCGCCTGCTCCACGCTCACCGGCTCCTGTGTCGCGGCGGTGATCAGGCGCAGCATGCCTACCCTCCCACCGAGGCCACGGCATTGGGGTGCGGGTCGATGTACCCCGCGTCCTTCAGCGCCGCCACCAGTGCAGCGTCGAACTCGCGGACTTCGCCGCACTTGCCGTAAATGCTGTCGTGCAACACCAGCGCGCGAACCGACTCGCCCTCGCCCGGAGGCGGAGCGGCGGCGGCGAGCGCGGCTTCCTCCGGCGGCGCTGCCAGCGTAGCGCCGGGGTCGCCTCCCTCCGAAACATTGATAGTCGCGCCGCCGTCGTTCTGGTCCGCCGGAATATTGCTGCCCGGTGTCGCTTCGCCGCTGGCGCCCTCCGTGGGCACCAACGCCGCAGGCGCTTCCGATTCCTCGCCGACCGGGGCCGGCTGTGCCACTTTTCGTGCCATGGTTTCGTCCTTGCTAAATTGCGCCGGGGGCACTCGCCCTCCGGCGCAGGTTGGCTACATGGTCGCTTAAGCGGCGGCCCCGTGCTGGAACAGCTTGACCGCGCCGCCGACGTCGATCAGGTTGCCACCCGAGCGCATCCACGCCAGGAAGCCCACCTGGCCCTTCTTGACATAGGCCGAGTCGTTGAAGCGGAAGAGCGTGATCGCCATAACGTCGCGGATCTTGTACAGGCTGAAATCGCCGAAGGCGATCGACTTCGCGGCGGCAGCCGGCTGCGGCATGTGCTGGTTGATCTGGATATCGCGGTTCAGCAGGCGATCCGGAGCGCCCCCGGGGTTGCCCTGCTCGTAGCCAGGCACAAAGATCGGCCGGCCCTGGTCGTCCTTGATCTTGCGCACCATCTTGAGCATGTCGTCATGGAACATCCACTTGGCGCCGAGGCGATAGGCCGGATCCACGCTGTGTTCCACGTCCACCAGGTCGTCATAGGTGATGACAGGCGTGGCAGAGACCGCGCCGATCTTGCCGACAGTGGCGGCGGTAACGACCCCGGTCGGGCCGGCGGTGCCGGGGCCAACGGTGTAATGACGGTTGGTGACGCGGCCCAGGCGCGTTTGCAGGCGCTGCCGGATGAACCCCTCGATGTCCGAGGAGCTATCCTGCAGCAGCTCCCACGGGACGGTCACCACCTTGGAGCTGAACTTGTACACCGACAGGCCCTTGGTGCCGAACGACACGTCCTGGTCGCTGGCCGACTGGTTCTCGGCGACGATTTCGCCTTCTTCGTTGGTGCCGTCGCTGGTCGGATACTGCATGGGCTCGCCGCCGCCGGTCGAGAAGACGTTGGCAACCGCACGCATGCCGCCGAACGCCTTGAGTGCGTCCAGGATGGAGGTTGCGACCGTCGTCGGAACGGTATAGCCGCCCTGCTCCGGATTGACCGACGGATTGCCGCTCATGGCGTTGCGCACATGCGTCCAGTCCTCCGCGGACAGTGCGTTGTCGCCACCACGGCACCACTTGTCGAACAACGCCACATCAACGGGCCGGCCCTTGTTGGCGCCCGGGCGCACGTCGTGTTCACGCACGCCGGCATTTTGCAGATCGTTTTCGGCCGTCAGATCCATCATCTTCTGATGGCGTTCGATGGCCGCGTCGATACGCTCGATTTCCGCCGTGTTGTCGTCGTACTTCTTCTGGTGGTCGTCGTTCCAGTTGGCGCCGGGATTGTTGTCCAGCAGGGCGCGGGTTTCCTTGGCCAGCGCGTTGCGGCGCTCCCGCTCGGCTTGCAGATTGAAAGCCATAGTGTGGTTTCCTTCAGTCGAAAAAAAAACCGCCCGAGGGCGGTAGGGTTGTCCTGCGAGCGGGAGCCGCTTAAGCAGGTGTTGCCTCGATCAGCGAAAACCGCCGCTCAAGATCGTTTCTGAGAGCCTGCACCTTGGCGTCATCGACAGCCGGCAATTGCGGCTCGGTCAAGGCTTTGGGCGCATTCTCGTATGCGCCGAGGTTCCAGGTGTTCGACGCCGTCGCCTTCTTCCCGGCCGCCTCGACAATCCGGTCCACAAAGCCATGCTCCAGCGCTTCTTCGGCGCTGAACCAGGTTTCGGCGTCCATCCATGCTTTCACCTGGTCGGCCTTCTGGCCGGTGCGCGTCTGGTAGTCAGCGGTGATCGCGCCGTCGACCTTTTCGAGCAGGTCCGCCGTTTCACGCATGTCGGCCTTGTTGCCAATGGCGACCGTCCAGGCGTTGTGGATCATGAAGAAAGCGCCCTTGGTGATTTCCACCTCGTCGCAGGCCATGCAGATATCCGTCGCCGCAGAGGCGGCCAAGCCGTCAACATGGCCGATGACCTTGGCCGAGTGCTGGCGAATCGCGGTCATCATGGCGCGAGCGTCGAAAACGTCGCCACCAGGTGAATTGATCCGCAGATGGATGGTTTCCGCCTTGATGGCGTTCAGCGTCTTGGCGAACTCGGTCGCGTCAATGTCGCCCCACCATCCCCCGATAACTCCGTGAAGGTATATGGTGGCCTCGCCCGCGTCGGTCTCGGCGCGCAACGGCTTGGCGCCCGAGGCGTTGTCACGCGCCAGCTGAAGCAGTTTCGGAATTTTCATCTTGGGTTTCCCTGTCTTGATCGTCTTGTTGCTGCGCCGCCCCCTGCGCAGCGCCAGCAAGGGTTGGTCGGTCAAACGCACCGCCCAGCGGCTGGAGGTTCTTCAAACGGCGCACTTCGTCCACCGACATCCAGCCCTGAGTGCCTGGCCCGCCCAGCGCTTTAGAGAAGTACTCGCCCTGGGCCTTGGAATCGCCAGCCATCAGCCCGTCCACGTTGTGTTCGGTGAAGTAGCGCGCGGTGCGGAACAGTTTCCGGTTCAATTCGGCCTTGATGCGCTTCAGGTGGGGCGCAAGCGTGTATTTCACGAAGCCGATACCCATCTGCTCGATGCCACTGCCCCAGCTGCTCGCCTTCGTCATTTCACCGATCATGTGCGGCGGCACACCGAAAGCGCGGGCAATATCGATCACCTGCCATTGCCTGGATTCCAGCAGTTGCTGGTCCACGGCCGACATGGTCAATTCCTTGATATCCAGCCCCTCGGTCAGGATCAACGGAATGCGCCGGTTACCTTGGACGCCGCCATACTTCGCCACCCAGGCGGCCCGGAAATCCTCCTGCATGTCGGGGGACATGGCAGCCGGCGCCTTGATCGCTACTTCCGGCTTGCCACCTTCGCTGAAAAACTTGCCCGCGTGCTCGTCCCCCTGGATTGCGATCCCTATACCGTTGCGTGCCCCCCACTGAATCACCGACATGGAACTCACGCCGTTGAAACCGAAGCCGGGAAGATGAATGACGTCATCCTGGTCGACGGTGAAATATCCCTTCTCGTCGTGGAACGTGTATTGGAGCCGCCGCGGTTCTCGCGGGCTTTCGCGTGCCTGCTCCCGGATATCAACCCGATCGCGGGGCCACGGAATAACGCCCGTCATCGCGCCGGCGCGGTTTCGGGTGGTGTATCCGACCCCATCGCCGCGCAACAGCATCTGGGTAACAAGAAATTCCCAGCCTGCCGAAGCCACCCAGTTTGGGCAGAATTCCTCGTTGAGCATCCACCAGTAGGGGTGATCGACCTGCTGCCGCGACCCGCTGACGCGCTCAAAGATTGGTAGCGGCAGCTGGGCGATGGACCCCGCGATCAGCGACACGCAGGCATACACCGCCGAGACGCGCATAGCGGTCTTCTCGTTGACCACAGCGCCGGCCGCCGTGCGGGGATCGCCGAACACTTCGAAGATCCGGATATCGGACGACGAGACCGTTTCCCCGTCGGCTAGGTTGGCGAATACCGGCTCTTTCCGGTCCGCCTGTGGCGGCGATTCGGCGCTGCCACTGCCTAAGAATTTGGAGAGTAGTCCCATCACATCACCACGAATCCCTGTTGAATTTTTCGGACACCGGCCGCCGGGTTCAATGCCATAAGCTGCGCGGCGTCAAAAAGCGCCATAAGCGGGTCGATCTTGGCGGTCCCGCTTGCCTGCTTGGTGATCAAGATGCCATTGGCCCGTTGCTCAATACGCGCGTTTCCAACTGACCAGGCCAGCAGCGCCTGATCGCCGTGCAAAAACGTGCCTTCCGCCAACTTTCGTTCGACCGTCTTGATAATGCCTCCCAGCTTCCAGCCTTGAGACACGCCGACAATCAAATCCTCGGGAATATCGGCCTCCACCAGCGCGTCGTTGAACGTCACTCCGTTCTGGTCAGCCCCGATTGCGTTCTTCTCTGGGAAGAGCCCCGCGTCGTAGACTTCCCGCACCAGGGCGGCCAGTTCGGCGGTGTCCTCTCCGATGCGCCCCACGATCACCAGTTCATCGGCGCGTTGAAAGTCGCGCAATCTGGGTTCAATCTCCTTTCGCCGCTCCAGCACAGACGGATGGGCCCAGGCACGCCCCCAATGGAGCCAATTGCCGGTTCCGCGCTCGCGCCCGATGAATGCAAGCCCGAGCAGGTCATCCAGGCCGCCGCCGTCGATACCCGCAGTCACCACCTCAGATCTTTCCAGCAGCGCGCGAAGCGTCAACACGCGCTGCCCGCGCGGCACCCAATGGTCCGCGCCGGCCCAGCGGTCGGAACGGAGGTTCAACCCGATTTCGACATTCAGGTGTTTGGCCAGGAACTGCTGGAATGCTCCATCAGTCCGAGCGCGCAGCAACTTGAGCTGGTCGCCCAACCATTCGGCGCTCACAGAGCGCCCAAGGTTTGGATTGGTTATGTAGAAGTTGTCCGGATCGAGATACGCCTTGGCCTCGATCATGTCTTCCGGGAACTCGTACAGGATGCCCAACGTCTTCGGGTCTATCACCCTTCCGTCTCGCACATCGCGCCAGTAGGACAGCTTCTCCTTGAACACCCCCGCCGGCGGCTCGTCGCTTTGCGTGGTCAGGTAGATCACCCATCCCTCATCGCGCGATATCTGGCCGCCCAGCGCCTCAAGAAACATCGCCACGGCATTCGCGCGCTTACCGAACAGCCAAAGCTCGTCAACGAGGATCCGGCCCGACTTCTTCCCCGACACGGTGTCCGTGTCGGCGGCAACCACCTTCAGGCTATTGCGTGTGACGCGGTGCGTGATGGTTCGCACGTGATCCTGTACGTGGAACATTTCGGACAGTTCTTCATCCGCCCGCACCATCGCCGCAGCCGGCTTGAAGCTGTTGTCGGCCACCTCTTTCGTCGGCGCCAGGATCAGGTGTTCCTCTTCCTGACGCCAGCAGATGACTACCGCGGTCAGCATGATGCCGGCAGCGATAGTCGATTTCGTATTCTTCTTGCTGATGAGCAAGCCGTACTCGCGGATCAGCTGCTTACCCGTGTCAGCCTCATAGCCGCCAAAGATGGCGCGGACGAAGTCGAACACCCATTCCTCCGAGCATTCGCCGAATGTCTGGTGCCGGTATGCCTCTATGTCCTCGTCATAGACCTGGGGTAGATCAACCACCTTCAACTGCTTGAAGATGCTCAACGCATATTCGGCCTGGCCGGGAAAGATTGGGGGGGGAATGATCGACTTGCGCGCCCGCAGTCGATCCGCCCAGTCTGGGCACGCAGTTGTCCAGGACATGACTTAGCCCTTCCCGACAACGCGCAGATGCGTCGGCGGCGGCGGTGGATTGAACCGCCCTCCAGCAGCCGCCTTTTTTGCTGCGTCCTTTTGCGCGTCCTTCTTGCCTTGGTCTGCAACCTTCCCGTGCGTGAACGGCATCAGGGCCTTAGCCGCCTCCAGCCGCAGCTTCGGTTCCTCGCTCGCATCGTTCATGATGGCCACCAGCACCGTCCGCGGATCCGAGGTGAGGCCCAGGGCCTTGAGGCCGATTCCACCCATGGGGCTTCCATCGGCGGTTGGCGGCGGCGCTACATCGGGCGGGGTTGTTTCCTCCGCCGGAGGCTGCGCCTTGCCCTTTTTGTTAACCGTCTTTTTGTTAACTGTCTTGTTAACTTCGGCTATGCGCCCCAGAGCAGCCAGAACATGCTTGTCACGCATCAATCGGGCGGCTGCTTGGGCCGCCCCGTTTTCGCTGTAACCCGCATGGATAGCGGCTTTCGCACCGGATAGACCCGACAGCAGCGCATCGACGAAGCGGCGCTTTTTGTCGGTTAATGCCATAGCTTCTAGTTAACAAAAGAGGGTTAACAATTTTCCAAAACGGAGAAATTTTCCGCGCGTGAGGGAACAGGTGGTTTCCGGAAGGCGAACCCGCCAGACTTTGACCCCGCCCCCCTCTCAGCATGGCCCTGGTGCCCTCGCACGGCCCCGCTAGGAGGCCGCGCCGGGGCCACCCTGGCAGCGCCATACCGCTAACACCGAGGCGCGCTACAGCCTTCTGATGACCTCCACGCGGATAGCCCGCTGGATCCATCTGCCCACCCGCTCAGGGTTGGGCTCTAAGCCGGTCAAGTATCCCGCCAAGGCAACGCCCGACAAATACCAACGGAGCCACCACGCGACATGAAGGCGGATGCGCAACTCAGCCATTGCCATCACGACCGCTCCCGATAGCCCATGTCTTGCCTTGTCTTGGCGTCATGGCATCCAGCCTTGCGACCGTGGGCATCGCGGTAGACGCACAAGATTTGCGAGTTCTCGTCGGTGTCCTCGCCGCCGTCGAACAGGCTGAGTTTGTGGTCGAGTTCGAAGCCGTGGGGATACACGGTCAGCACGCCACAATGCGCACAATGGGGATTTGCCGACCAGATGCGCAGCCGGCGGTCTTGCAGCTTGCGACCTGTCATGCGCTTGGCGCTGGGCGTGGGCGCAACCGCCAGCCTGGCGCCAGCCATCGCAATGCGTGGTTTGAGTGTCTTAAAGCTCAATACTTTCCTCCGCTCGACGACTTGCATACCACGTTCTTTTACGGAGCGCGACGATCTTTAATCACATACAATCTACATCAAGATACATCTTGAAACTAAACTAGGGCGCAAATGTCGGAACACAAAATCCAGCCGTCAACCATCACGAAGCCAATTCAGCTTTTGGCTGCGTGGTTCGTCGGTCTTCTCACGATTGACGGAAGTTTTCTCATTGCAGCAGTCAACATGGGTGTAGAGCGCTGGCCGGCTGTCGCGCTCGTCGCAGCAGCCATCTTTAATGTGCCGATGTTTTTAGCAGCGCTCTTTTTGCTGCAGACCAAATTCCGTCCCGAGCTACAGGAGGACAGCTATTACTCCACCTACATCAGCCTGAAGACGAATCAGAGTATTTCGGTCCCGCGCGATGAACAGCTTCTATCGGCGATCCAGATTCGCATTGAGAGGATCGAAAGCGCGATCCAGAAAGTAGGCGAAATTGCACCCGATAGCGACTCCAATCCCCCGCTGCACAGGCTAAAGTTCGGCCTTAACAAGAACTACCTTAGCAACCGGTCCATAACAAAATTGCTGGATACACATCAGATTCACTACACTACATTTGGAACTGGGGAGGTACCAAGGCAAATGACGGTGGCGATCTCTGATCATCTGGATGCTGAAGCCACAACCGCCGTGCTAACACTGGCCAAACAAATGGGGTTCGAACTTTTCGACCGCTTTGACGCCGTGGTGCAAGATTTCGAAGAGGATGTTTTGCTCGGCTCGTACGGTACGCCCGGACGTCCGATCCAGCTACCACTCGGCGCAGACTAATTAAAAAAAGAAATGCAAAAAACCCGCCGATATTTACTCGGCGGGTTTCTTATTGGTGGACACTCTCTGCCCACGACACATCAATCATAAAGCGGCACGCACGATTCCGCAAGACTAGACGCGATAACGGGAGCATTGCGGATCAATCCACGCCTTCGCAACGCGGGAATCAATACAGCCTTGGCTTCCTGATACGCGGCATGCTGTTGCTCGGGTGTGAGACGCGGGTTGCTGAAAACGACGGCGCCTGCTGCCTTGTTCCCCGCATGAATGCCGATGGCGGCACGCAGCTGCCAGCGCAGCGAATCGATGCAGACATCAACCTGTTCAGCCCGTGCTGCGGCCAGCCTCTGGTCAATCTCGTCCGCATCGCTATCAGCCACCTCCGAAACCCCGCGGGCATAGATCGACACGCGCCCCGCCCCCAGGTTCGGCCGATACGCCCTCGTCCACCCGAACCACTCCACCAACAGCGCTTCAACTTGTTCCGATTCTTCGCGCGTCATAACCTGCTCCTTGCCAAACCACACCGCCCCGAACGGGTCGATTCGAATATCTTTCCAGTTCACCCAGACCCGGCGCCTGATCTGCTGATCCTGCCTTCGCTCCAAGACCTTGGCCGGGTCGTCGCGTTCCCACCGCTGCAACCAGCCCATCAGATGATCCCTGGAGAAAAAGTCACTTTCGCGGGCATCTTCTCCCGCAGCCATTGCATCGCTGCGGCCCAGTCCAGCGTGACGGTGTAGCGCCCCCGCACGGGAAAGGTGCGCGGGTTCACGTCATGGGCGTCCAGCATCACCAGGTCGCCCACCATGCCGGTGCGCTTGTAGACCAGCATGGGAATGCGGGTTTCGCCGGCCTGCGCCTGAGCCTGGCGCCACCAGGCCGGCAGGCAAAGCGTGGTCGCGTGCTTGCACTCCACGCTGATCCGATCAAACGCTGGGTCGTCCGGCACCACGTCGCTGTCGTCTTCGTGGTTTCGAACGCGACGGCGCCAGCGCGTGCCCGTCGCCTCTGTCAGCTGGTTGGCAATTCGGCGCTCGTAGCTGGCGCCCTTGTTTCGGGCCATAGATCCGCTCATGCTGCTTTTCTCCTTTGGGCGCGCAGGCGCTGCACTTCTTGTTCAAGTCGGCGCTGGGCTTCAGCGCCTCGTTTGCGGCCGACCAGGGCCATGTAAGGGACACGCCGATCAACCGGCAGGGAAAGGACATGACGCGCTTCGCACTCGCGGCGCTGCGCCTCGGCGTGCGCTTCTGCGTCCGCCCCCGATGGCATACCCTGGGCTGTCACAGGTTCACCCCGAAATCTGCACGGGCACGCGCCTTCTGTTCCTCGGTCAGGCTGGCCGCGCGCAGAACGCGCATCTTGAAATCGGGGGGCTGCTCACCCGCGTCTTGCCGAAGGCCAAGCGCGTTGCCCTTCGCCACGATGCCCGGCCAGGACTTCAGCCAATCCAGGTCATCAACCGCCGGCTTCGCGCCCCCGGCCTCGGCCTTCTGCTTTTCGTGCCAGGACGCCTTGAACCCAGCCCAGGAATTCTGGGCAGCGATCCGCACCGCCTCGCCAGCAGTCAAGCCGGCCTTCGCGGCCTCTTCCTTGACTCCGTCCCAGGCTGTCGCCGTCAACGGCAGTTCCTTGACCTTGCGGACCTTCAGCCAGTCCGCTGCCACCTGTTCGTCCACACCCTCGGCAACGAGGTCATCGGCGCTCAGCGTGCCGTTTGCCTTGGGTGAGGTCGTCTTGACGGGTTTGGGGCGGGCAGACGGCGCGCCAGCGCCCCCCTTACGCTTCTTTGATGTTTCTGATGGTTTATTGACGGTTATATGCGGGTGCAACCCGTTGCACCCTTTACTGTCGTGTTTTGCACCCTTTGTGCTTTCGTTTGCACCCTTTATGTCGTCGTTTTCACCCTTTTCCGGGCCTTCGTTAAAGGGTGCAGATTTTGCGTTTGCAGGGTTTTCGGCGTGGTCGGCCAGGCCTTCGATGGTCTCGCCCGCGATCCATTCCGGCGAAATCTGGTATTCCGTGACCTGGCTGCGCCCTCCGTGCCCGGCGCTGACGCGAATCAGCCATCCACATTCGCGCATCTTCTTCAGCTGGTACTGCACCGCCCGCACCGATTGGCGCGTCTTCACGGCCAAGTGGTCGACCGAAGGGAAGATGTGCGTGCCGTCGTCGTGAGCGTGATCCGCCAGCGCGAGCGCAAGCAGCATTTCGCCGCCCCCGTTCGGGTAGCGCTTGAAAACCATCGACATGACATCAACGCTCATGTCGCCTCCCCATACAAAGATTGATACCCGCGCTCGGCCTCTTCAGGCCATTTGCCCATGCCCATGACCCGCAGCCGAGTCAGACGCAGGGCGGGCACGAAGTAGGACTGCTTCATTGCGAGCGGGGCTTTGGATTGGTCCAGGAAGTAGTGGCAACCGCCGCAAGCGTGGGCCGTGGCCCAGTCATGCGCCTTGATGCCCTTCCCCTTCCCGTCCCGGATCTGGTTGGAATGAGCGGCAACCGTCGATTCGGTGCCGCCCCAGCAGTACTTAGGAACCCGCACAAGGCATTCTTGCCCCTCGGCAAGCGCCAGCAGCGCCGGGTTGCGGTAAACCGTCTTGGGCGGCTTCTTGCCCTTCTTGCGGGCTTTCATCGCGGCCCTGGGCGGCGGCATAGGCTTGCCGCGCATCATCGGGGCCTTGGCCTTCAGCGGCGTGCTGCGCTTCATCGGCGTCTTTTGCTTGAGCGGTGAACGGCGCATCATCGGACGCTCACCCAGTACTTGTGTCCCCACGCCCCCTCAACCTGGCGCAGTTCCCCGCGCGAACACGCCTCCCACAGCAGGGAGCGCGCAGCCGCCAGCGCTGCCAACGCGCGCGACGAGCCGGGCCAAGGATCTACGGGGGCCAATTCGCCATGAAGGACGCGAGCAAGGGCCGTGTCACGCACCACGCGCGGACGGCGGGCACGTATCCAGGCCCGCCCATCTTCTGCCGCCTCTTGCGACAGCTTGAAACCCATAAACGTGAGCAGGCAGTCAGTCATAGAGGCCGCTCCAGGTCACGAAGGGTTTGCGCACCTTTTCATGGAACAGCGCCTCGGCCCTGGCGCTGTGGTCCAGCTGCGCACGGCTCTCGATCCCGCAGGCATTGCGCACAAACTGGGCGGCGTGCTGGTTGGGGCTCACGCCCTGCGGGGCGGCGCCGATGCGGGATACAACCCACCGCTGGAATTTCGCGTTGCCGCACATCATGGCCGCCACGCGAGACAGCGCCGCCCCCTTGCCAGCCGCAGGCGCGCGTACTGCGCGCACCGGGCGCCCCGAAGTGCCTCTGACCATCATTCGTCTGCCATCCCTGCAAGGCGCGTATTGAGTTCGCCCACCGCGGTCATGACGCCAGCGCCGGCTTCCCGGATGCGCGTCAGTTCCTGGCGGTCGACGCCCCCATCGGCCAGCGCCTTGTGAATCTCCTGCCCATAGACGCCGCTGGCGACCATGAAGCCCACCAGTTGCTCCAACACCGACATGTCGCTTTCGGCCTGGCAGTGGCTCGGCGCTTTCACCAGCAGGAAGCCCGCCTCATGCGCCCAGGCCGTCAAGATCCGGAAATCGGCGGTCATCCTGCAGATGCGCACGGCTTCGGCCAGAGTCAGGTGATGCGTGGTGTTGTTGGGGTTGACCTTATTGCGCAACACGGCCGGCGTGATGCCGACCAGGGGGCCGAGCGACTCGCTCCCGCCCTTGAATTCATGGACCGTCAGGTCCGCAGCCGTGGTGATGTTCATTACTTGATTTTCCGAACGTATTAATTGCGGGGCGTGCGCCCTACCATGTGCGACATGAACTCAGCCACGACACATCCAGCGGACCAATCTGAATCGCGTCAGGAGCGGCCGGGGTCGTCGTGTCTTCCGGGTCATGCAAGAGATTGGCCGGCGGCACCAACAAGTGAAGAGGTACTTCGAACACACGCGCCACTTCGGCCACCGAGAACTGGCGGCTTGATGCGAATGGCAAGAAATCGGAGCTATGCATGGGCGAGCTCCGAGGCCAACGGCTTCGGCAAGTCGGGCCAAATCATCCAGTAGTCATCTGGCCGCAGATCTTCGCGACGTATGAGTCCACCAGTCGCGAGCTGCAATCCGACGCAGTTCTCCGGCGACGGAAGGCGGCCTTTATGTCGGGTGCGCCATTGGCGAATCTGGGCATCGTTCTTGACCGTGTAGCCCAGGGCGCCCATACGGGTTCGCAACTGCGCAACGGTCAACGCGCCGGGGGAAGATAGATATGAATTCAGGTCCATACGCCCATACTAGTAGCATTTGCTACGCTTTTCAAGTAGCAAATGCACCCGTAGCACATGCTACTGTTCCGCGCATGAATGAGGTCGAGCTCAACGAGTTCCGAATTGCGCGCCTGATAGCCGCCGTGGACTACGTGTCGCAGGGAAACAAAACCGACTTTGGGCGCCGGCTGGGCTACAAAGACGGCGCCTTCGTTCGCCAAATGCTTTCAGGTATTCGGCCAGTCTCTGAAAAGACGATTTGGGCAGTGGAAGCAATGCCTGGCATGAAAGGCTGGTTCGACCACGACGCCTCCACGACAGTGCCAGCGCCCAGCAGCGCTGCTGCATGGCCGTTCCCCGATATCCCGGAGAACGAGGTGCGAGCGCTCGCCCCTTCCCAGCTCAGCGCGCTTCAAGGTGCTTTGGCGCTTGCCATTGCTCAACTGAAGCTGGGGATCAAGGTGGTAGCGCGCCCCGCCCCCACGACTCAACCGCCAGGAAGCCCTGGGGCACTGGCGGATATCAGTGGAGTCGACGATCCCTTCCCCATGTACGTAACTCCGCCTGCGCCGCCATGGGCTGGCGGAGAAACCACATTCCAGGCCGAGCGCGACCAACGCGCCAGAATCAGTAGCAGCATGGACGTGGTGGCGAATGTGGAGCCTGGTATGCCGCACGCGGCCAACGACAAGTTCGAGCCTGTTCCGGAACTGGCAGAGGTCCGATTGGCTGCGGGCGAGGGAATCGAGAATCACGCGGAAGTGGAGACTGGCGTGATTCAATTTCGCCGGTCTTTCCTGCGGTCTGTCGGCGCTCAAAATGGCAAGGCCCGGGTGGTCTACGCGAAGGGCGACAGCATGGAGCCGATTATCAGAGATGGTGCCGCGCTTCTGGTTGTGCCTAATGAAAACCTGACCTTGCGCGATTTGGCGTCAGGAGGCGTGTACGCGATCAATTACGACGGCCGAATGATCGTAAAGACGGTAGCACGCGATAAGTTGACAAGGCGCTGGGTGGCGCGGTCGTTCAACTCAGCCCACCCCGACATCCCATTGGAAGATGGCGCCTCTGTGCGGATACTGGGGCAAGTCGTCTGGGTCGGCTCGCGGCTGGGCAATCAGGCCTCCGGCCAGTGGACCCGAGCGTAGAGCCTAGTCTGGCAACACATCCCAAAGGGCCGCATCGCCGAGAAAGGTCACTTTGGTGCCATGTCTAGCGCAGACGATCTCCACCTGAGAAGTGGAATCAATGAACAGATCGCAGCCCCGCAGGCCTTGCCACATAGCTAGGTAGCGGTGTGACCCGTACTTTCTTCCTTTAACGGGCGCTTCAACGCCCCCGCGCCAAGGCAGTATGACAAGTTCTCCATTTTGAGCCCGTTCAGCCAGGTCTGGCTGTTCCCGCGCGACCTCCCTTCCCCGCTCCCAGCATGCGATGAGGCCCTCGTCTTCCCCATGCCACAACTGCGCAGTTGTGAGGCCAACCCTGGGCGGCGTAGTCAAAGCTCTCTCAACGATCATTGCTGTTGTTCCTCTTTCATCATTGCAGAGAAATCGCTTTCACCAAGAATTCTCAATTCGAAACCCTCGGCAATCAGCGATTCTGCTTTCAAATGTTTGGCACTCTTCTCTTTACCCGCTAGCTTCCAAATATCCTGATCACCGACGACCAAAATTGTTGTGTTCTTTGTTACGCCGTTGGCGACGGCGCATCCCGCTGCGGCTGCTATGCGCGCCGCCTCGGCTCGTGGCATCGCCAATTGCCCCGTAAACACAACGACTTCGCCAGCAAACCTACCGTCGGAATTGCCTTCCCGCGCGATAGGCGCCGCACACCCCCCTTCGGGTCCAGGTAATCCGCGTTCGACTCGCTTAAGCCACCAATCAAGCGGCTCTCCGCTCTCTTTCACCGCTCGCACGACGATAAGACCGGCCGCAGTGGCATCTTCCAGGGCGTCGTGATGCTTGAATTGAATCCCGAGCATTCGCGCTACGTTTGCGAGGCCGTACCCCTTTCGTGCAACGGCGGGCCAAGCACGCCTTGCCACTCTCGCAGAATCCAACCACTGGCAGGGTGCCAAAGCCTCGCCACACGCGCTAAATGCGCGGCTAAGCGCGGCTCGGTCGAAGCCCGTATGGGCCACTACGATGTTCCCGGCCAAGCGACGCTGTAGCTCCTGTGTCACTCCGCGGAAAGTGGGTGCGCCGGTAGTTGCCGCTGCATCAATTCCGTGAAGAGACACATTGACCGGATCAAAGTAATCGTCAGGGTCGATTAACGTCGACCACTGCTCCACAACTTCCCCTCCGCGGAAAACCGATAAACCAACTTGGCAAATGCTCGCCATGTTGGGGTTAGCTGTTTCAACGTCAATCGACACGAAGCTAGGCACAAGCGCTGTCCTTTGCGTAACAAAGTCATTCCCGATCGTACAACAAGCATCGAGCGCCGTTACAAAAAAGCGTAGCATTTGCTATTGTTCTGATGCGTAGCGTTTGCTACTATCACTTCAACGAATGCCCGCTCTTTAACAACCTGCCGCCGATGTTGCTCGCCCCGCCTGTGGGGCGTTCCCCGGCTCAATCGCACCTACGGGCATGGCCGTAGCTCTGCGCGGTGTCCCTACCGTATCCAGCCCGCCATAGCGCGGTACACGGTCAACAGGGTGAGGCGTAGACGGCCAAGACAAGCAACGGTCACGCCGGATGGAATGCCGGCAACCCGATTCCGCTGAAAAGCGGGTTTCGGCCAGCGCTGCGGGTCAGCGCTTACCGAAGCCAATCACCTCCCCCCCGGGGAGAACGGGAGAAACAGCATGGACACCAAGACCCTCAAGTTCGGATCCACCGTCTGGTACGCAGGCACCGCCGCCATCGTGCAGCGCGTCATGAAAAACGGCGTGGTCGTGTCCTACGAGGGCGCCGGCCCGCTGCGCGGTCAAGTGTTGACGCGCCGAGTGAGTGCCCGGCACCTCGAATTCCGCGGCGAACACGTCAACGCCGCCTGACCTTCCCCGCCCGCCCCGGGTGCCGGGGCAAGGAGACCACCATGGAAGATGTGACCATTCACGAAGCCGGCGCCCTGCTCGCCGCTACCGGCCGAATCATGATGCGCCAAGGCGTACATTTCGGCGTTCTGGTCGGCGACTGCCGTGACGATTGCAGCGATGCCGACTTACTGGAAATCATGGGTAATGCCGGCGTCCCGGAAGAGCGGGCGCGCGAACTGCTCCGCATGGACCTCAGCGACGTGATCGCCGACCTGCACTTCGGCACCTGACAGCCCCGGCTCATGCCCCGCGTGCGGGGTATCGGCAGGCGCTGTTGCATCGACAACGCACTGCCCGACCTTCGATCAACAAGGAGCCAGGATGCCTAGTTCGTCAAAGGGCGCCCCGCCCGAGCCTCTTCAATGCCCAGGAACACATTCTCGCTTAGCACCCGAAGGCGTCGTATTTCCTCACTTCGCAACCAGTTCGCCAGTTCCGGGGTTCCTTGTTCTAGCGGCTTGCCCTGATGCGCTCGAACCATCCAATCCAAGACCCCCCGCAGGGCGTCTGGTCCTTGCTGGATCCCATATACAGCCAGCAGTCCTTCGACAATTGTTTCTATTGCGCCAAGCCTAGCCGCAATGTTCAGCGACATCTGTCGAAGCAGTTCTATTTGTTCTGCTTGGTCGTTCACGTTTTGCCTCCGCGGGCGTCGTTGTGTGGAAACGGCAACGTACCACGGGGCTGACAGCCGGGAAAGACCGGCGCCCCCCCTACATTTCTGGAGACTTGTTCATGGTCAAGTTCATCGAAGCCCTGCTCGACATCCTCGCGCCCATTCTCAGCGTGCTGGACCGCAACGGAAAGCTGTAACCCCCCCGCACTGCCCCGCTCATCGGGGCGGCTTCGGAGAGCGGGCCGGCGCCGCTTCGTCACCGGCGCAAAAAGTGACTTTCTTCCTGGAAGTGAACTGATCGGGCCTTCCGGCCTGCTCTCCGAAGCCTCACCACCGCGCATCCGCGCAAATCCCCATGACCTACATCGAAACCCTCGCCTGGGGCCTGGGCCTGTTCGCGTTCGCGCGGCTGGTGCTGGCGCCCCTGGGCGACTACCTCTCACGCCGCTACGTCGCGGCCGACCCCTGGAGCGCCACCCAATGAACACCATCAGCGCAAGCGCGCCCCCGGCACGCATCCGCCCCCTGCGCATCGTCGCCAAGGCGGCCCGCAAGCTGGGCGGCCTCATCGCACCCCGCGACCACGCCGGCAAAGGCAACTGGAGCAAGGACGCGGATATTCCGTGGCAGGCGTGGCCTGGCGCCGTCGCCTTCGCCGCGTTCATCCTCTTCGGCCCGGAGGTGCTGGGCTGGCTACTGCGGATGGTCGTATGAACGGCATCCAGTTCATCGTCCGCGACCAAAGCGGCTGGACGCCGCAAATCCCAGCGCCCCGCAGTCGCTTCGACTGGAGCAACCCGCCCCAGCGGCGCTTGTCTCCCAGTGAGGTGAAGCTGATTCGGGATTCCCACGGCACCCTGACCAGCATTCATCTGGCCAACCTCTTCGAAGTCACGCCGCAGACCATCCGCGATATCTGGCGGGGACGCAAACACACCGGCCGCCCGCCGGGCCGGCCGCGCAAGGCCCAGAAAGCCCCCCGCAAGCGCTACCCGCGCAAGTCCAAACCACCCAAGGTGCCCGCATGACCGCCATCACGCCCCCCGCCTCTTTCAAGTCGATGATCCTCGCCGGCACGCTTAAACGCGCCGATGCGATGAAAGCCCGTTACAGGGATATCCACGTAAAGCCCGATTTCAACCTGCGGGATCGGGATAGCTTCTATGAAGCAGCAGTAGAGGAACTGACCGCCTACATCATGAGCGGCGGCCAGCTTCCCGCGCTGGAGGTGGCCCCGCTCCCCGATGGTTCCGGCGTCGAACTGATCGACGGCCACCGCCGGCACGACGGATACGGCCGAGCCATCGCGCGCGGCTTCCCGATTGAATGGGTTTCCATCGTCGCGTTCCAAGGGAACGAAATCGACCGGCAGGCGCGGATCTTCACCAGCAACAAGAATGCCCCGCTGCGTCCCCTGGAGGCCGCTCGCGGCTTCAAGCGTTTCCGCGGCGCCGGCCTGGACAGCGCCGAAATCGCCGCCATCGTCCATTGCAGCCGTACCCACGTTGAAAACTATCTCGTCCTGGCCGACGCCGAACGCGATGTGCAAGAACTGGTCCGCGCCTGCACGGTATCCGCCGACGTAGCAATCGAAGCGGTGCGCAAACTGGGCGCCAAGGCCGGCGAGTTCCTGGCCGCTAAGGTCGACCAGGCCAAGGCCGCCGGCAAGTCCAAGGTCACGCCCAGCACCATCCACGGCCGCGCCCTGCCCCGCAAGGTGGTGTCCCCGCTCATCAGCGGCGTGGATGCCTTCATCCAACGCCTGGACGCCAACCAGCGCGCAACCCTCCTCGATATCAAGGAAGGCCGCGTTGCAGACGAGACCATCACCATCCCCGCCGCCGCCCTGGTCGATCTATTCCAGGCACACAGCGCCGTCGAAGCCATCCGCGCCAAACAGGCCGAAAAGCAACGCCGCGCCACCGAGGCCGCAGCAGCAGCCGGCCAGGCCTCGATTCCAGAAGAGGAAACCACCGCATGAGCACGCCCCTCACTGAAACTGAATTTCTGCGCGATGTGACCGACCACGTCATGGAAGTCCACCACGATGAAGGCGTGTATCGGCACATCAGGTTCCGCAAGCCCGGCACGATGTGCATGCACTTCGATCTGATCACCTGGCCGGGATACCTCTGCTACACGGGCGACATGGGCACCTACGTGTTCACGCGCTTGGTGGACATGTTCGAGTTCTTCCGCACGGATCGCTCGTATGCTTCGCGCGCCGGCCGGCGGCTGGCCGTGAACCTGTCGTACTGGTCCGAAAAGCTCGAAGCGGTGGACGGAAGCCGGCGTGGCGGCAGCGCCGAAGAGTTCGACGCCGCGCGCTTCCGAAAGGTGGTGAACGAATACCGCCTAGATTGGATCCGTGGTGACGCCCGCACGCTCTTGAGTAAGGACGAACGCCGCGAACTGTGGGAAGCCGTCGCCAGCGATGTGCTGGACAGGGCCGATGACGGCGAGCAAGTCGCATTCCAAGCGGCCAACGACTTCGATTGGAAGCCCTCCAGATATCCGGCCTGGACGCGCAGACGCTGGCGCTTTGAGGACTTCTGGGATCACTCCTTCACCGACTACACCCACCGCTTCCGCTGGTGCTGCTTCGCCCTCGCCTGGGGCATCGAGCAGTACGACCTGCAAACCGCCCGCAAGGAGATTGCCGCATGAGCAGCCCCGCCCCCAAGACCAGCCCCGACGCCGCACTCGGCAACCTCCTGGGCGCCGCGCTGGGCACGCCGGACACGGCACGCCCCATCGGCACCCCGCCGGACCAACCGCCCAGCTACGGCGCCCCGGCCGAGGTCGCGCAACGCATCGAACAGTACATCGGACGGTACGGGCGCGAAGACACCGCCACCCTGCTCCTGTACGAAGCGATGAACGCCTTGCGCCGCCATTCTCCCGCTGCTGGCGATGCGCTGACCGCTGCCGCGCGCGATGTGCTGGCAGAGCGCCAGCGCCAGATCAGCGCCGAAGGCTGGACGCCGGAACAGGATGACCGATACACCCACGGCGACATGGCGAGCGCAGCAGCCTGCTACGCCAACCAGGGCCGCTACCACTTCCCCGAGCCGGGCAAGCCTGGACCGAACTGGCCCTGGGCCGCCGAATGGTGGAAGCCCTCGACGTATCGCCGCAATCTGGAGAAGGCCGGCGCACTGATCCTGGCCGAGATTGAACGCCTGGACCGCGCCGCCGCTATCACCGCACAAGAAGGGGATGAGTAATGCGCCGATTCCTCGCCACCCACTGGATGCTCCCCATAGCGATCCTCGTCTGGGCCGCTTTCGGCATCACCGCGGCAATCCAGCAAGAGCCGATTAAAGCCACCCTCGGCCTGGGCGCCATGGTCTGCGCGTGCGGCCTCACCTGGCACTCCTGGAAGGGCTATGCGCCCAAAGCGTCGCCCCGTACAGCCCGCATTCAGGCCGCCCCCGTGGATCGCGACAGCGACGGCTATTGGACCCATCCGGCGCATCCTGAGTTTGAAGAGGGCCAGGACGCCGAGGCCACCGCGTGGTTCGAGGCGCAGCAGTTGCAAACCCACATTGCCTACCTGGAAAGCGAGCCCGAGGACCACCCGGCCGTAGTCGCGTACTGGGGCGATGCCGGCGATTCCAATATCAGCGCCTGGGAACCGCCCCGCCCCGACGGCGAAGGCTGGTTTGTCCTGTCTATCCATGACACCGAAGACTGGGGGCCGGTCTGCGTTTGGGTCCGCCGCGGCGCCCAGCAGGGTAAAGGCGGTGCCACATGAGCGCTTGCCAATGCAGGGAAAGGATCGACGCGCTGCTGGCCGAGCGCAACACCCGAGTCATGCAGGTATTTACGCTTGGAGTTAACGATTTTGGGATGCCATGGCCTGTAGCAACAGAGCAGGTCGAGAAAGGACGAGGCAAGAAGAAGGCATCGCTCCTGTTCGCCAGCTACTGCCCGTTCTGCGGCGTGCCGGTGAAGTCTGAATCGGACGCAGCCCAGCAGAGCAGTCAGAGAGCGGAATGATGGGCAGGCCGACGCCTTTCACTCAGGTCTATCAGCGCCGTCGTTCATGCGCATTACACCGCCCACCGCCTCACCTCCAAGTGTAAGCTCCGCCGCTCCCTCTCCCCGGACCACCCCGGAGATTTCTATGCCCTGGCGCTTTGCATCCGCCAACACGCGCATCTGCCAAATTTCACAGTTGCGCTTTATGCGTTCGGCCTCTTCGAGATAGCCGCGAAACTGCTCGCCAGGAAAGTCCTGAACGAGCATGCGTGCCTGCCAGGATGGCGGACGGCTTGCACTGTTCGCGTTTCGGCTTTCGATCTTCTTAGCCTCACCCTCAAGAGCGCTGGAAATAGATGCCAAGTCAGTAATGACCGTTGCAGCGAACACGCTACCAGCTCGATCCTGAAGCAAGCTGACTCGTGTGTGAAGAGCGTAGAACACCGAACTGGACGGTCTCTCTGAGGCATTCCACTCAATCAGCAATGCATAAATGCGGCCTGCGCATTGGTACGCCACATGAGCCAAAGTCCAATCTTGCATTAGAGCCCGCGCGGCCTGTTCGCGCAGTCTGTCAGAGTTTTGCCAGAGCGGCACTCCGATTGCCACAACAACAGCGCCGACAGTCCCAAAGGCGGTCATCAGATCCCACCACTTGGCCTCCGCCGTGACATCTGCCCGTGTTGCAAAGGCGAAGCCTACGAGCATTCCGCCTATGCCTAACGCCGCTCCCACAAGCATCCCTTTCATGTATATCGCCCCCTAGAGACATGGGGCGCATCGTAGCCCAACCTTTACGGAGTGTCAGCATGACCAATCCGAACAGCGCCGCCCAGGCGGCCAACGAAAATCCCCTCAGCGATGAGTATGTCAACGCAATCATCCAGCGCCACGGCTACGACAGCCCGGAATGCGTGATTGCCCGGCTTCACCAATGGATCGGGCTGCACGGTGGTGAGAACGGCGTCACCCTGCTCATGTACGAAGCACACAAGGCGCTGTCCAAGCTGCGCGCCCCTGTAGCCGATGAGCGGGCGGCGAACATCCACAGTTTGATTTCCCGGTTTCGCAATGCCACGCGGGACGACGCGAAGAATGGCGGCCGCGCCTATTTCGAAGCCGCACGAGCAATTGAGGATGAGTTGCGCCAAGCTGTAGACGCCCTGGCAAGCGCCCCTGTAGCCGGGGAGGCGGTGACCGACGAAATGATCCAGGCCGGCGCCAAGGCCGCGCGCGAGTATTTCGATCAGACCGGCGGCAATGACCCTGCCGTGATCTACAGGGCTATGCGTGCTGCGGCCCCTGCTGCGCCCGAGGGCAGCGCCGAGCCTGCGCGCATCCTCTTCCCCTCGCACCTGCGCAAGATGTGGTCCGGTGGTGAGGTGCAGGCCTGGTTGGATCAGCACCGGGGCGTCACGCCCCCGGCAGAGGCCGCCAAGGGCAGCTTGGCACGCTACCGGCAGTGGAAGGCCGAGCAAGACCTGGCCGCTGTCCCCTGCACCTGCCCCAGCGGTGACGGCTCCCTGCGCCATCCCTGCGCAGCACATCCCGCCAAGGCCAGCGGAAACGGAGGTGAAGAATGGTCAGATTCGTGACAATCTCCCGCGCCTCGGCCATCACGGGCTATACAGAGGATGCGATCCGCTCGAAGATTCGAGACGGAATCTGGCGGGAAGACAAGGAGTGGATCCGGGCGCCGGATGAACGCATTCTCATAGACATGGAGGGCTACGAAAAATGGGTAGAGACGGGAGGGGTGTTAAAGCCGCCTCGGAAAGCAGTATCGAAATCACGTTCCAGTACAAGGGTCGCCGCTGCCGTGAGCGGGTTCCTCTCAAGCCCACGCCCGCTAACCTGAAGCGGACCGAGCAGCACCGGGCGGCGATTCTGCACGCGATTTCGACGGGCGTTTTCGACTACGCCGCCACATTTCCCAATAGCGCACGCGCCGGAACCTACGTAGACACGCCGGGACAGATCCTATCGGTTGAAAAGTACCTGGACGGATGGCTCGACGCCCGGAAGCCGACCTTGAAATCCAGCACGTACCAAGGGTATCGGAGCATCGTGCTCGGACTGCTGATCCCCAAATTCGGCAAAGAAATGCTCGGCGACCTGAAATGGCCCGCAGTTAAGTCCTGGCTCGCAGGCCTTGGCGGCGACAAGCCGGTGAGCAATAAGCGACTTTCCAACATTCAAAGCTGCCTCCGGTCGGCGCTGAATGATGCGGTCGAAGACGAGCTACTAGACGAGAACTGCATGCGGGGTCGGCACTACAGCAGGCAGGCCCAGCCGGTTGAGGAAGGCGACGACGATGAGGTCGATCCGTTCACGCCCGACGAGCAGGCGGCGATCCTGAGCGAGTTGCCGGAACAGACCCGCAACTATGCCCTCTTCGCCCTCTGGACGGGACTTCGGCCCAGTGAGCAGATAGCACTGAACTGGTCAGACGTAGATTTTGCCCGCGGCGTTGTGCTGGTGCGCAAAGCCATCACGCGGGCCGCTAAGGGAGTAGCAGAGCTTCCTAAAACGAAATCCAGCCGGCGGGAGGTCAAAATATTGGCGCCGGCCCTCGCGGCAATCAAGGGCCAGAAAGCGCACACCTGGGTAGGGGCAGAACCTCACGGGGAACTGTTCCGGAACCCGGGAACAGGTGAGCGATGGTCGAGCAGCCAGGCGGTTCAGAAAGTCTGGGCCACGGCGTTGAAGCGTGCGAAGGTGAGATATCGACGCCCGTATCAGATGCGCCACACGTTCGCCAGCATGATGCTATCAGCGGGCGAACACCCCATGTGGGTAGCGCAGCAGATGGGCCACAAGGACTGGGCCATGATCATCCGCGTCTACGGCAAGTGGATGCCGTCTGCTGATCCTCTCGCCGGAGCGAAAGCCGAACAAAGATTTTGGCCGTCGGCGGGGAGCACGCCCAAGGCCAAGCGCACAGCCTAGCCGTTCGGACCCGCGCCGATATTTAACGGCTCGTTTGTAGCGATTTCAAACAGATGAGATCGCGCGCTTTTCTTCGCAAATTCCGTACGCTCGACGACCATGCAGACGTCCGCGTGCGCAGGAATATCCGGCAGCGCAGTGTCATAAACGGCAAGAGTTCGAGCACCGCTGAATTCGTGTGCGCGAATATCTTCGACCTTCAACATACTCAACGCCACAAGCGACCGTTTCTTTTCCGGCTCGGGGTTTTTTACGTTGTAATCGTTCGCTCGGGCAACACCGCGTTCTATGATGGCTTCGCGAGTTGCGTGGTCCAATCGCTCGACCGATAACCCTTTGTTCATGATGTCGTCGTACGCGGTGGGCTTCGGGAGGCCAGTTGCCTTCTCCACGTGCACAGGATTGACAATCTGCCTGCACAGCACCTCCGTAGCGGCCACCACTCCGGGAGAGTTCGCAGCACAACGCTCGTTTTCCCAGGCGAGGCGATCTTGCTCTCCGAGCAAGGCATCAACCTTCTTAGGATTTCCCGCGTGCTTGTCAAAAAATTGCTGGGCACTCGAACCCTGGGGATTCGCTACTGGATTGGCCGCCATCACTCACGCGCGAGAAAAAAGCGCCAAGCGCTGAGCCAGATATGAGCGCGCACTTTCATCAACTGGAATGGCGTCGAAGAAGCTCTCCTCCCCGCTAGGCCGCTTATCTTTCAAGTAGAGCGAGAACGTTCCGTCAGGCTTTATGGAAAGATCGGCAAACCCCACCTTCGAGTTCCAATAGAACCCGACCTCTCCTTCGGAAGAAAGCATCGGCTGGGGAAATGGAATTCCGCCGGGCAGATGCCCCAGCAGTAACCGCGCTTGCGCAAGGGAAAAAGAGCTTGGGGCTACGGATTCATCACCGTCCCAGCCGTCCGACAGCAAGGCATAGTCGGCCAGTTCGCATTCGACGGCTGCGACGGGGTCGATATACCCGTCAGAGGTATCCACAACTGACGACAAACGCGTTGTCTTTACGAAAGTCGAGGGGGGACCGTCAGTCAGGACGAAGGTATCGATATACGACGAAGTCGTCGGCCAAGTTTGATCGAAGTCTTGGGTAATGGGCTCCGCCAGAGCCGTAGGAGAGAAAGCCATGGCACCAACCACCACGAGCGTAGCCGCGGTACTAACTATAGAATCACGTACGTACGTGTGCATCGCTCCCCTCCTTTATCAAACCGATCTTCCTACAAACTGAGTCATCAAGCAACTGCTCGATAATGTTCTTGTCGCGCTCGTGAAAGTCCTGGAACAGCGCAATCGACTGATTGAAGGCCGATTCGAAATCCCACCCGCTCGATCCAAACTTCCCCACGTGCGACAAGAGTATGTTGATCACTCGCCATGGGTCGGTCTGCACTAAATCGACGTTCACGTTCTCGATCAACTGATGAGCTACTGGCGAGGTCCGTTCTTCCATGTAGCCGTGATGCGAATGCCACAATGAACTCCGCTCAAAAACCGAAGGCGGCAAATACTGTCCGCCTTTACGGAAAACGGCAGCCATCGACAATTTTTCCGGTTGGTCCTTCCACGAGAAACTATCGTGATACTGAAGGGTGCAGCCCAAAATTGGTCTGCCCTTCACGATTCCTGGAAGGACTACATTTAGGCACGTCACCACAAATTCAAGGGCGTCATCCCACCCTTTGTACTCGTGCAGCGAGACAACCAAGTTTTGCTGACTGATCTGCAAGGACCGCGAAACCGCGGCTTGGCCAAATCGATTGGCCGCGGCGGGCTTTACAAACTGAATTCCACCTAGAACCTGTCTGGCCGGCGCGGGGTCATTCCTCTTGTGCTTGCCGTGCCTCGGCATATTCGGAATGGGCGCTCTCATCGTCATTTGAAGCAT